TTGGCAGAGAGGCCAAGGCCAAGTAATTCTTTAGATCTGATAGTTTCGAAGCGAGTCCGGATTGTGGAGAAAACAAGAAGTCTAATATTTTAACCTTCGTTAAATCAGTTACGTCTATAACGACCCCATATTGGTATTTTCCCGTTGTTATTCCGTCCATGGATTCGTCTGTTCCGAAATAATGAAGCAAGCCGGGAATTGAAGGGGAAACATCCACCCTTTCTAGGGAGTCTCCTATGCCAGATGAGATGGTTTCCTCTATTTCATTCTTAGAGAATAGTCTGTTTGAAACACCACCACCAGTCAGGCGATTGAATACAAAATCATCATGAACCCTTCTTCTGATTATTTTAAATGACAGAATTTTTGCCGATGATAGGATTTCACCCTCATTCGCATACAGGGAAGCGAATTCACAATTTTCTTTAACCATATTCAAAAAGTCTAAAGTGAAGTGGTATTTGACATTATTGCTTGAATCCGTAGCGAGATGTATCGGAGAAATGTAATCAGATTTTCTTTCTCTTAGGCTATTGAGAGTTGATAATTTTTTGAGGCGCTGTATTACAGTATTATTTAAAGTTTCCCCTCCTTTGAGAGAATTCTGATTAATATAAAGCTTCTGCAGCTTTTCTCTGATTCTGAAATCTTTAACCTTAGAATTCTGCACTTCTTTAGTTACTAAAAGTTTTGATGAGGCTGTGTGATATACTCCCGTCATCCAAGTGTTGTCAGCATGCTTATGTACGGGACCTAACCAAAGCTGGCCACCTGTTGCGCCGGGAGCATGTGGCAGCAAGAACACTAAGCCACTTTGATTAATCTTACTATTTTTGATAATAATATCGGATGTACCAAAACCATATTCCGATAATTGTGCATTAGTTGAGCCCAGTTGACTCTCCTCTTCGGAAATTACGTATGGAAGAACAAACAGTGCCAAATCTTTTGGCCTATCGGAAGGAAAGTTTATTTTTATTGTGTAAGCTATATCTTTGGTGGTTAAATTACCGGTCGTAGTATATGTCTCTGTCGACATGGTACTTGAATACAGGGAATCTATAGCCGATATGTTCCTTGAGACTGTCTCTGGGCTATCTGCTAAATCTTTAGCCAAGATGGTAGTGTCTTGAGCTATATCCTTAGCCAATAGACGATCCGATGTCAGCAACCCCTTGAGCCGAAGTCTAGACAAGCTGAACGGAGAGGTTTGGCCAGTCTGCTGTTTCATAATAACAGTTGCTGTAACAGCCATGCCATCGGCCCCATCCGTTTCCAGCAAAACGTTTTTTACAAAAACGCGGGGGACGGTTGATGTCGTCAATCCTTCTGGGCTGATTTGCATTAGTCGCACAGCTCCGGCTCTGGCTCATACAGATCCTTTATGAGATATTTTCTGGTACTTACGCCGATCTCATTGTCAACAAGTACTGGCGAAACGAGATCTTTTATGTTTGCCTTCCGCACCATCGCGGCTTCAACTTCTGAGTCGGCATTTATTTCTAAGTAATATTCGACGTTCGTTGTTGTGAAATCTGTTTGCGAAAACTGTGTTTCACTAATCAGAGTCCTATCCGTAAAGGTCAGTTGTCTCATAGGCTCCGGGCCGGATAGTTCAAACACTTCTATATCAAAGTTCTCTTTATTAAAATCGACATTTTCTTCCTCTATGGATAAAAGGATATCATGTTCGCGGATGACGACGTACGTCCCATCACTGTAAACTTCAGAGTCAATCTCTGCTATGTTTACAAAATCTTCATCTGGACTTAAGCGCGCAACGAAGGTTTCATAATCGACGGTTATATTGATCTGAGGTATGTTTTGGATCCCATCGGAGGCTGAGAGGCTCTGTTCGGAGGAGCACATTTCCCCTATCAGCGGTGAAACTCTCCAGGCAGGGAGCTTGTCTTGCACGAGCGCTGAAGTACCCAAGGGCTTTCTTAAAAAGCCATTTTTGTCCGCGGATGGTTGTAAATCCTCTAGAAAGTACGGATCATTCTGAGTGGCGTAAGTTGGGGAGTTGGCCAATTGATCCGATATCGCTTGGCGGACTATCTGCGAAGCGAAACTAGCAGAAGTCTCTATCCCCGTATATACGTGCTGCGACTTCAAGCTAGGGGTTGTGCTTTGAATTCTAACGTCTGCATCGTTCTGTGCTTCGGTGAATCCGGCGTACTCAGAATCATAGACGACACCCTCATCGAAGAAGGAATAATAGGCTGGTTTAAGTCTCCCTTGGGCCAATTTGTGCTTTCCGTATTGTGTAAGCTTGACCTCTATAACTTCTTCTTTCTTATTAAAGAATGTTGTCACTATCTTTCACCCTCAGACGGAATAGGAATCATCGGATTCTCGTCCCTCTCTTCTGTTGCGTATTGGACCGCTGCGTCAATCTTAATTAGCTCGACTAATGAAAAATAATCGTATGGCCAGTTGTAGCTGTACTTCGGCACTCTCTCTTCTGTTAGGTCCACCTTCGATCTACCGGACATGAGGGTACCAACTTTAGAAAGCCGAGTTCTAGATACCTTGGCCGCTGGCCGTCGAGATAAATTGATATTTCGCTGACCTAATTTAACCAGCCTGGGCTTGTTTTTTCTATTTTTGAATAGGTTTGACAAGTCGCCAAGTTCTTTCCCGTCTTCGACAGCATTATAGGCTGTGATGCCCTTACGTAAGTTGAAGTAGCTCTTCTCCGCTTGACGTTTAGCTTTAAAGACTAGCCATTTGAGCGAACCATCTAAATCTTGACCCTCTAGGCCATAAAACTCATTAGCCAACAGATCATGCTCAATGACCGCTTCCTTGTTTTCAAACCTGTCTGAGAGATCTGGAGGGAGGTTTTGCCAAATATCAGTCAAATCTTTTTGTGTTAGCTCTGCAGAAAATTCGAACATGTACATTGCGAAAGGCTGGATTGTTGCGTTCTTAATAAAGTCGAACTTCGGAGGTAAGACATATTTTTGCATCATATCAACCATGTTTTGTATCGTGTCGCCGACGCCATCAAAACCCTCAAGTGCGGCATCAATATCAGATCGGGATATATTGAAGAAAACCTTCTGGCCGCGCTTCTCCAAGAACGGAACTGCGACGACGGCCTCGGAGATGATCTTAGATGTTTTGACTTCGCCTATTCGGTCTCTGCGCAAAGGCATGCCAACCACATCAGCTAGAGAGTTTGAGTCGCTGTATGTGCCGGCCAGTTGTGCCTCAACAGTTGGGTCTGATATCTTGCTGTCTGTTGTCAGGGACAACCACACCCCGGCAGATCCAGTTGGGACCTTTCCGTACTGGTGCCACATGCCCTTGGAATACTGCCTTATGTGTCTATTATTTGCACTATCGTTACTGTAATCAGACTCTAGCAAATTAAGTCCGGATGGAATATTAACGTCAACTGAATTATCGAAGTTTAATATAGGAGTTTCAAACTTTGGCTGGATTATCCATCTCTTACTAACCTGATCCGAGTCTGGGATTGGTATTGTTTCGCTCTTTAATATGTCAACGGAGGATGTTATTTGCATCGCTAATAGTTGAGATAGAGAGTGTTCATATTCAACAACAGTGCCATCTGTATCACTATATGCAACGTATTTGCCATCAGCGCGCTCGGCGAATGACCTCTGGCATATGATCTTCGATTTTGCAAAGATATCATCTAACGTTGGTCGACCGGTCGTGTCGGGGCGATAAACAATAAGAGCAGAGGACTTTCCATCATAGTAGGAGGGAGTGACCGGCTGGTATGCGAATGTCTTCTGCTCTTCGATGGCACTGCCCGTAACCGTGCGGTGCGCACAGAATGCTGGTCCAAAAGCAGACGGCCTGTCATACATATTGAAGGTATTCTCGTTTATCGAATAGAATCCCGGGTTTGAATTTGCTGCGGCGCCGGCAGAGTTTCTGCCAAACAATGCGATAGGGGCGCGATCCAAGTTGACTCTCATTGAGTATAAGTTGCCACTCACTACGGTCCCAAAGTCACTTTCAGGCTTCGATGCGAATGTGGTCAAAAGAGATTTTTCTTCGTCTTCTTTCATGAAGAAATTTAAGCATTCAGCAAAAAAGTTTTCTGCGGCCAATTCGTAAAGTTTTCCGCCGCCTTCTCTCGTGACTACTACATTGGGGAACGGCGCCCCCTTTTCGGCCAAGTTGCCACTCGGATGGGGCTCCATATCGAATATGATAGAACCGCTAATCGTACCTTGGTTAACATAAGATGATGGTTTTATGATTGCCTCAAATGGAACGCGATGGAAGTGCTTATCGACGCCGACGCCAACAGATGCGGAGACATACCATTGGTCTGTGTTCGATGTGCCGTGTAGGGTGTGCCTTCTCAAGCTAGCTGTGACCATTGTACTGATCGCGACCGGATAGTCTACAGCGATACCTGATTTGATGGTGTTATACATGATGCCGGGCGCGAAAAACGGTTCAACATATGGCCTGGACGAGTTTAAGGTAACTGCGGGGCTTATTGAGTTCCTGCGCGCAGTCGACTTAAGCGCCAGCTGGGTACTCAGCAGACGGGCGCCTTCACCTTTTGCATCAGACCCGCTAACAAAGTCCTTAAAGAATAATTTAGACAATTCAACAGTTCTCTGCACTGGGTAGAATCCATCGTATGGTAGGAATTTAAGTAGCGCGGAACATTTGAGGGCGATCCTGTCCCTAGAAATTTCTGTACCGTCTGTTAGTGTTTTCTCGTGATATTGTTCATCGACAGTTTCAAAATACTTCATGAAGTCAGTGTGAGCGTACACACTGTAGAAATCCTCATTAGAGCTATCTGCTATTGTTGCGCCGGTGATCTCTAGGACACTATTTCGATCTGCTAAGAAATCGCCCCTCTTTTCGTTGATATAATAATCTAGATGTTCGCTCATTCTGAATTCTGGTATTATGGAATAGTCTTTGCCGACTAGTCTCAAATGTTCAGAAAAATCTTCATATGCCTGGAATGGTTGCTTGCCTGCTTGAGTCGCTGCCTCCCAAACAGTCGCGCCGGGGAAGAAGCTGGCCGAAGACTCGTGGTAGGGTACCCATATGGATGCAGGAGTTCTTCTGCAATATAGTGGGCCATACTGCTTAAGCGGCGCATACGTGCTGGCTGTGTGATATGTTGTGTAATTGTTTTGCAAAAGGCCCGGGCCACCTTTGCCGGGAGTACGAGCATTAGATAACATCGATGTGCCATCGTGTTCTGCGTCAAGCGGCCAAATGCTTTGAGATAGGAGTCCAACCTTCGGAGGGAGGGCCCCCGTTACTGTTGAGAGGGAACCTGAGAAGATCGGGAGAGGGTTTGCTCTTGCCCTAGATGTTCTGTCAGCTGCCCAATAATTGGCAATGCTAAAGTTCTCTCTTGTACGAATCTTGTTGAAACCCGGAGAGTTCTTTCGGCGAGGGAAGATCCTCTCGGAGTAGATGAATCGTATAGACTCAGAACTATCAAGCGGAGAGTCAGTATTAGGATCGAAAAGAACCTTGTTTACGCGATTCAACATTGAGTCTGTATCTGAGTCTTTGATCGTCCCCAATTTGTTGTTAAGTTCAATGTTTGCAAAGTAAGTCAAGTTATTTGTATAACTGTGGGCCATTTTGATAGTTTGGCGGCGGGATCGGGAGACATCGGATCCGGTTAATCTACTCTTAAAAATATGAACCAGAGGCTTGCTCTCGTTAGACACGGCCGGCTCAACATATGTAATGAAAGAGTTTCCCCCGAGTCCCTGAATGGTTTTCGTCTTACCACCTGATGTTGTTTCAATTGTTTCTGGCTGAGTTCTAATTGTCAGAATGTTGTTTCGCCTCTGATATCGCGCGACTGGATGTTGACCTGTGCGAACCTGCTTCCAAGATGGGTACTGATACGGACCATTCCTGTGCAACAATAGTGCGTTTAGCATGGAACCGGAAGTCACAGCTGTATCTAAGTCTCTATGCGCGTCTAGAATGTCGACATTTGCATATGTTGTTGCCGGAGCTGTAGAGATATAGCCCAAATGTCCAGTTGATGCTGTAAGCGGCTCATATATGTGGAAGTTAATTCCTGCAAAATCAGTCCATACGGTTCTCTGGGCGCCGGAAGTTGCTTCCAGATCGTCATCCTCTGAACCAAAGAATCTTTGGCCGGCGGAGCTAGTATAACTGACAAACTGACTTGCACTGAGGAACAATATGTCCGTAGAGGGGGCAATACCGCCACTCAACTGAGCAAAGCCTAGCAGCTTATTTGAAGCGACCGACAGAGCAGATGCTGTAATCCAGCGATATTGCATATCACTTTGTGGAATTACGTGTGTAACATACGCGTTATCGTAGCGAGAGCCTGTGATAAAACTCTGATCGTCTGTAGGGCTAGCTAATTTTGGTACTAACCTTCGGTTTCTGTGTACCTTGTGATAGGCCGGCGTTGTGACATACTGTAATGCATTGACACTGCCGAAGTCGGCATCATGACCAAACTGTCCGGACCTCTGTTTCAGTAGTGTCTGCAGGCCGCGGCGGCGGCCGGTGTGATCGTTAGCTCTTAGCTGATCTCCAGCTTCGCCACTGCCAGAGCCTCGGATGCCTAGGTTTCTATAGGGGAGCGCGTTGTAAGGAGAGAGTTCTTCGTGCGCAGGGTCGAGGTAACCTCTTGACATTACTTCGAATCCGCCGGGGGAGCTAAATCTGTTAACTATAACTGTTTTGTTTGTCGTCCTTGTCGGCAATCGATAGTTTAATTGCTCTTTCGGTGGTGTCTCCTTTTGTACATCGACCAAACCTAATGGATTTCTGTATCCAACAGAACCGGTCTTATTCTTTGAGCCGCGGCGAAGGAATGGTATCTCGGCCGATGGTGCAAATTGTACAGACTGGTCCCTAAAGAACGGATCATTATGTGTCCTACCAACGGTATGTACAACCTCGTAGTTATGAGAGTAGTTACCAATAATTGTTGGAGATCCGGTTGTCTGACGTATGTTTCGAATGTTAATCGGGCGCTTTGCTGCTACTTCTCTATAAAGATGAGCTTTTGGCCTATCGATCAAGTAAGGTGGTGAGCCTAGAGGGCCGCCGACTCCATCATCTGGATACTGAGGGCCAACAAAGGCTATAGCGCCGGTCTCATCCTCATCTGAGCAACAATCCAAAAGCAGCCTCCAGCCTTCGGGGCGGTCGGCTTTCGAATCTAAGTTGTTTTTGCCAGATTTTGTTGAACTGACCCTGTTTATATCAATGTGCCTGTGTTGGCGACCACCAACATACTTTTCAGTAAACGGACCCTGCATTGGAATCTCATTGCTTTCACCGACAGTATCACTGTGCAAGTTTACCAATTCAATCTGGCCAGCTGGAACATTCGCCCCCGTGAGGGCACGAACTACATGTTTGTTATAGCCAGCTTCTGGAGCAGTGCCGCGAGAGGAACTGACTAAGTTATATAATGCTACCATATCCCCCTTGAGGGTGTAGTGTGCGCCGTCTTCTTGGTTTCTAGAAAGCGTCATTCGACTGGACATATATCGCTTCTGATTTGGATCCAAGTGATCAATTTGAGGCAAGGCGTCTAGATCGGATTGGAACGTGATTGCGATGTTCAACGGAACGTTTGTGCCGGAGAGTATTGGCCCAAATGGATATACTGAGTTATAAATTATGTCTCGTCGTTTATTCTGATGGTAGTTGATACCGCCATGAATTGTTCTTCTCTGTACTTGGCTGAATCTATACGGTGTTGTCTTCTTTCTATCAATAACACTCTTAACCACACGAAGGATTTGGTTCTTTGCAGAATTGACCGCAATACCGGCAGACGAAGATATGACATCGTGCCTTTCAGCGCGGGTTTTCCACCAATTGGCATTATCAGCCTCATCTCCAGACACCGGGTGGTGAGTTTTGGCCCAGCCTGGAGACAGCGGAAGTACACTTTCGGCGGATCCGATGATTTCGTTTGTTTTCATCTCCAGCGTCGGGAACTTGTGCTGATACTTGCTTCGCTCCAAGATGTGACTTTCAACGACTGTTCTTATCTCATCAGAGAAGTCGGCAGAAGCTGGTATCATCTGCTCCAGCATCTTAGACAATGCGTCGTCAAACCACTTGTAAAATTCAACGTATTTGTCTAAATCTGGTGTGTTTTGCACCCTTTCGAAGAAAAGTGATCGAAGCTTGTTAAGTTGCTTATATTCATGACGATATTTGTTAACCGGTTCACCAATTAAGTTGTTAAAATCGACTATACTAGCAAATATATTGAGCATTTCTTCAGAAATTGTCTGATACATGCTCTTTTCGAAAGCAAAGAAGTGATTTATTGGTCGCGCGTCTCTAGTGAACTGTATGTCATCTTGCGTCGACAAAACAGAGATCATATCTTCAGACTGCATGTTTTCTGGCATGTTCTGACGAGCTGATGTGATATACTCTTTGTCAATCACCTTTATTGAAGAGGTTGCAAACCCATAGCCCCGGGCTGTATATTGGGCCTTTGTGATATCGCCTATCCAGCCGTACCTCTTTTTCTTCTCAACCGAACCGGAGGAGAAATCTACAACGTTGAATTCGCCGGCAGCGTTGGAGCCAGTGACTTGATTGAAGTCCCAGTTAAGTGCCAGCGTCTCAATCTGCGGCACTTCGAAGTTGCGGCCGCGGCCGACTAGTTCTCTAGAATCATTATATATTGATTTTCCTTCAAAAAGGTAGGCATTTCTGTATGGATTCTTGGCACCATGGTTGTTCACATCGCGAGCATGAGCCCTCAGTGTTTCATCATCTAAGTAATCTAGCCAGAAACGGCACGAAGAAATTTTGGCGTCAGTCCTTTGCAACACTGCGCCAGTAAAGTTTGTTCTATGGGCGCCCATATATATACGGCGGGCGCCGTATATGAACTGATCTGCAGATGTCCCGGGACTAAGCTGCTGCAGATCAATGTTCCCAGTAACAGTAAATTCGTTCTGAATGGATCCTGCATCAGTCTGATTGCCATAAAGTTCAACTGTGTAATACCTACTGTAATTTATATCTGCACCGGAGTTGGAACCGGTCGTACCATGGATAGAGTCGACATGTGGAAATTTGGCCGGCTTAACTCTTACTGCTAAGTTCCATTTAGTGTTGTCATATGCTCCCTCAAACAAGCTACTTGATAGTTCGGGAAAATACCCGTCGCCGGATCCGGTCAAAACAAAACGTACGTTGTCTGATTCTGCTTCATCTCGTACAGCATGTACTTGGAAGTTTACAACGTCCGGTTCGGCCCATTGGGTGTTTGATGTATTTGTCGATGAGGTTCTGGCAGTATGTACGCCAAACAGAGAAGCAGTCAGGTCAGTGTATCTCTGTCTTGAATAGAAAGAGTCGCCCGTGTTTGCTTTCTTTGGAAGGACTACTTCAGTCTGTAGTGTGAATCCATAGCCGCCAGTCAATTGTTTTGCCGCGTCGATATAAGGCAAACTATTAGAATTCTTACTAGAAGACATCTGGAACACAGTGCCTTCGAAGTTTCCGTTGTCATTAAAATTGACATACTTCTTAGGTGTCGATACAACTCTATAGTTGTTTCTAAACTTGTGAGTTACATTATTTCCGTATGTACTGAGCTTGATTATATCATCATCGATGCCAAAGCAGCGAATCAAGTTCCTAAAAGACTTCTCGGTACCCTTCGATTTATAAATGTAAGATAAATTGTTGTAAATGTTCTTATATATAAGATTTTTGGTGTGCTCTAGGGACTTTTCGTATTTTCTGTCTTCGCTTCGTGCAGCTAGGTTTTCAATAATCTCCGCATCAATAAATATTTCTGGAGCCAAGAAGCCCATTGAACTCAATAAGGTGCTGTTGAAGTTGTTTGGTTTCGAAGAACCGCTGATGTATTCAACGTCCTTCAATTTTGGAAGTTCTGATATCTGTAATTGTACAGAGTCAAAGTAACTTGACATTATCTGAGTCAAATCTAAGAGGAGGTCTCCAGATTTCTGATCTTCTTCCTGCATCCAACTGGGCAGGGAACTAAAGAGAGATGTAGTGTTTGTATGGTCGAATGAAGAGCCGGAAAGTCGCATCCTTGAAATTAAAGAATTTACAGATGAGTGATTTCTATAAAGAATCGGATCTAAGAATTCTTGATTTGTAGATGTAGCCTCGTTGATAGCGGAACCAGTTTCTCTTGCGCCGGCGATGTAACCCGTCCAAGCTCCATTCGTCACCCTACCAGAATAATCTAAAACCGTGGCGTCGGTGCTATTTCCTAGAATCCCCTCATTGAATTTGTAATAGACGCCCAACTTTGTATTGGCAGTATCTGTGTTGGTACCTCCGCCAACTTGCGTGAACCAGTGGCGACCTATCTCTTTCGATGAGCGCTGAGTCTTCCAGTATCTAAATTCATCCAAGGAGCCTGATAGCTTGCCGGCGCCGTCTAAAGCTGTTGATCCGTGGGCCCCAACAGCGCCAGATGGGGCTGTTCGCAGGGCGCCGATGCGCGCAATTAAAGAGCCGGTTATCTCTCGTGCACCGTTCGAACCTAGAATTTTTTCTTCATTTAAATCGCCATCGACGTATAGTCTGGTCTTTACGCCATTGGATGCAGATAAGAAAGAGAATGCATAGTGGTGCCACGTGTTGTCTGCAACGGAGGAGGTTAGAGTGCCAACTGTACCAATCGATTCATTTTGGAACCCGTGTGTTGGTGCGCCGGCGTCGGCGAGGTTGCCTGACTGATAAGTGACGCGGAAAGATCTACCTGAAGTTGTAGTGGCCTGACTATATGTTGCGCCAGTTAGTTCGATTGTTAGGCGACCATATCCAGAACTTGAAGAATGTTCTCCGTTCCAGAGATCGAAAAGTACTTCCTTTTTAGTCCTAGAAGTGTTAAATGCTTTCTTCTTTAACCAGAATTCAACTGTAGTGCCCTCAACTGGATCTAATTTTAAATTAGATTCTTGGAAGGAGCCCGTGTTGTATATATTTGCGCCGGCATTCTGTGGGCCGCCGCCTATGCCGGGACCACCCTTTATTGTGATGTATTCCTGATCTGCACTGTTGAAGATACCGTAATCAGATACGATACTAGTAGAACTATCGGCGCCGTCGCGATCAAACCTTATGTAACCGTTCGTTCTGGGGTATAGGTTCTCAAAAACATATAGATCAATATAAGAAGCGCTGTTCTCCCAGTCTAGCTTCTCGTATAGCGAGCCATCATACGGGTAAGTTTGATAAATGTTCTTTATTGCGTCATCGTAGTACCGTTCAGCCGAACCATAAAATACAAAATTTTCTGGTTTTGAGAAATCAACCTGCGGGATGATTCTATCATCTTTTGCGATCTTGGCACTATGAAAACGCTCAGATTCGACCTCGCCACCAAGTTGGTCCGAGTTCGTGCCGGCGGTACTCTTATCAATATGTACCTTATCAAAAAGATGCTTAATGCTCATTAGCTCTCGACTCTAAACTTAAATATTTCCGGTTGTTCTACCCAGCCACCGATAGAGTCGTTATAGTACGCTAGCTTGATTCCATATGCATAATCTTCCTGTAGAAGATCGACATCTAAATCAAAGTAGTTTCCTGATACATCGAAGGATAAGTGTGTGTGTCTTTGCGAGCCCGTGCCGTATTGAATTACGTTCGTGTTATCTGATAGACGCATAATCTTGTATGATCCACTTTCAATGATAGTATTATCGGGCCGGTTGGTAGCTTTCGTGTAAATTGTTGGATTCCAGTTTTGGTCTCGCACATAAAGCCTGAACCTCGCTGTCTCTGTTTTTGAATACTTCGATTTAAGATTCGGCATCGCAGTGACGTATTGGAAACTTGGAGCATGTGTGTACGTCCCAAAGGACTTAACATTGATACTACCTGTCCAAAATTCATGCTGAGCCAGAGCGCCATTGTGCCACACATCAAAGACTCTAGTTGGGGGATTTACGCCGGCCGTGATTGCAAACGAGGCAGAATACACACCGGTCGATACATAGCCGCCAGTGATTACTGTGTTTGCTGCCGTGGGAACGCCACCACCCTGAGGTAAACTGATAGTGTTGACTGATGGAGAGTTATTGTTAGCGGAACCTGAATACAGGGTCACGAATATCCGGCCAGTGCCCGCTTCGGGGATATTCTGAAGTTTTCCACGAACGTAGTTGTAGAGATATATGGTGTTTAAATTGTCCTGCATGGTAGCCATGGAGCTACTATAGTGACAGTCACCCCTTCTGTCTTTAACTGTACTGTCCCAGCGCGCTTCGATCACGGGCTGTTTAAAGAAGAATTCAGAAGTTCTTGCAAAAAACTTCTTTGTATAATACGATCTTTTGGCGCCGGCTGGATTATGGATAATCGAACCCGTTGCTCCTTGGCCCTGAAATAGACTCAGGTTATAGCCCTTTGACGCGGAGTGGTAAGCCTCTTGGCTTGATGTGAGGAAGACCGCAAAGCCGCGGTCCTCTCGGCGCTGTCCGTCGCCCTCGGGCTTAAGCCAGTACTCGACTATAGAGGTGACATCGACCTCTAGATCCTCGTCGCCCTTTTCCAAAGTAGCATTATAGGAGGAGGTTCTGTCAATGTAGAACGTGCCGCCGGCTCGGTCCCAAGCTTGATTGGATGCATAGTTTATCCAATTGGCACCTTCGATTCCATGTGTTTTATCTTTATATTCGTCAATGTCTACTCCGGTGCCCTCTTCCCAATTTGCACTTGAAGAGATTGCAGCAACCACCAATTTAATGTTTCTTGGTGTTGTATATGAGTGTTTAGCGTTGAACATTCGTAAAAAGAATTTCACGTTTCCGGATACAGGGATCTTGCCAGAATTTCTGTCGGCGCCGATAGATTCTGTGGATCCACTGACCGGGAAGCCAACTAATACTCTTGATAACTCTGAGGAAATACCAACAGCCTCTTGCTTGCCCGAAGAGGAGACTTGGCCATAAATTGAGAATACTTCTAATACATCGGCGGCGCCCATGTTTGAGCCAGTGGCCCTATTCCTGGGTAGCAGAGAAAAGTCATACGCATTTGAGATTGTCGTATCTTTATTTGCTTTATATCTTTTGATAGCCATTACGAAACGCTTCCTATGATATCTGTATTTCGATATTTCATTTCAAATATAACGTTCTCATCTGCCATAATCGACCTTCCGTCGTTTGAAACGGCTGATTGGAAATCATATGTTGAGTTCGAATAAACTCCGCCGCGCTTCTGCATAATAATAACATCCACCACATCTACAACCCCTTTGACCTTCTGTAAGGCTTTATAAATGTCTGTAATATAAATGGGCTCCCCGATATCATAGTTGTTTCTAAGGAAGAATTCTCTTAATGCTGCGGTTGCTCTATTCAAAACGGTAAACTTGTTTTCTTCATAGTCTGCGACTATCATGTATTTGATTCCAAAGTTAACGATCCTAGCATCTAAAATGTCAACTGTGTCATTAATCATTTTATACCGATTTAGCCAAGTTTTAAGGTTATTTTTAATTGTTTCGTTGGCTAGGGTTAATTTTTTATCATTATCCTCGGATATGATATACAAATTCAAGTTTCTTTTAAAAGAGTCGAAGTCTCTAGAAACCGAACATCTCCTGACTGCTCCAAATTTTGCCGGCATTGAATATGTCATAGACTTGTAATCTTCTGCAGTCACCGCTCTGTTTTGTGAGGCGAAATGGCTGAACATCCTTTGTTTCAGCTCGTCTGCTGTTGGGAGTTCAACGTCTCCCACGAAGGCTTCTTCGTTCAACACTTCTAATGAAGAACGTACAACATTCCTTTTGGCCGCATCAAGGGCGCCCTGGTTTGTGAATTTGAAGAGGGGTGCGACGGCCTTATTAATTGAACCGACGCCGGCGTTAACGTCTTCAACAGAATTGCTTCTATAAAGAATTGTAAGAGTGGTATTAGACGGAGATATTCCAAATTTGTCTGTCGATGTGAGCTTGGTGGGATCAAACCCCTCATCAACTGAATAGTCTCTACCATGTATATTCATGACAATATTGCTCGGATCAACAACACTAGCGTTTGTTAGTTCAGAGTCGCTGCCGTAGCCAAATTGTAGATAGGCTAGGGATGGAGATTTCTCTAAAACGAACCTTCTTGGTACTGGAACCGCTTTAAGAATTGATGGGGTGGATTTCCTGAACGAATTGTTATTCCTAACTGCCTTGTACACAACGTTCTGTGACAGATGATCTACTTCAAAATATTCATGCCCCTCTGAATCAACGCAAGATACTATCTCTGTGACGTTAACGTTCTTAATTCCTATTCTTAAGAATTTTTCGAAATTGCCAACTTCCTCTTCCTGAGAAGAGAGCTGGCCGGATATTGCTAGACCTTTCGCTTTTATTGCGTAATATGCGGGGGCGCCCGTAGAAGAATTGACGCTTGAAACTACAATCTCGTTGTTTTCATTTCCGAAATAAACATCTTCCATTAAGGTAAAGATGCCGCCGTTTGCAGAAGCAAAGTTAGTCCCCTTTATTAGAGTTGGCACATAGGACATATCCGGGCCTGTTCCATCTGGGTTGGCGGGAACTGTAATATAAATCGAGACAATTCCAGAAGAGGAGGGGACGCCGGGATATTTGAAGCCCAATTGGCGGCCATGTTTCACAACGTTGTTATATTCCATGGCGGTCGTTAGGAAGCTCTCGTTTGCTTGATAGTCCAAATAGAAAGAAAGCATGTCACCAACATAGGCCACACTGTCAAGCATCAAAGAACCAAAGCCGGCTTCGTTAAAATCTTTAAACGTGTCGGGGTAGTACTTTTTTACATAGTTCATCAAATCCTGTTTAATGGATTCGAAGTCTCTGCTCGTATAATCAATCGATTTAATTTTTTTGGCCATGTAATATATTCCTAAAATTCACTAAAGCTGTTTTCTAAAACAATAACATCCGTCTCTTGCAGTGGAGTTATTGCATATTTGAGAGTCACTGAGAGGAAGTTTGGATTCACCGATATATCGTCAGATTCATGGAAGCCAACCTCTATTATTTCTATAAACGGCATATACACCTGCACTTGTTCGAAAATACTTTCTTTTATTTCCATGAAGGTTTCCGGAAGCATTGGTTCAAAAAAATACCTCCGGAGGCCGGCGCCAAATCGTGGTTCCATGACGCGTTCGCCAGGAGATGTTAGCAACAAATTTTTTAAATTTTGCGCAATAAGCTCCTTGTAGGTTTTATTAAGTTTATAATTAATATCCCCAGTGTCAAGACTTAATGGAAATTTTGGTGACAGTCCGCTCATATCTTTATCTGTTATATTTAGTTGAAGGTTTAAATATTCTCCTATTCTTCCTCGGTTTCGCAATCAGGTAGAGGTATTAAGTCTTCCAGATTCATGTTCAATAGAATATATGCTAGCCCAAGCGGCGTCGGCGGTATCAAAAATAGCAATGGAAGTTTGCCAACAAGATCTATTCCAGTCTTTCTAACTTGGGGCACCAGGGGCGGGGGTATAAGGTCAGATTCTGCCTGTCGGTCAATCTGACCTTGTATCAAATCTAACAATTCTTCGAACGGTAAGCTAGATGGTATTTGTGTCAACGCGGTGCCTGATATATTCTTTATCATGTTTCCTATAACAACGTGCGGATCTACCAATTCCGCTAGACCCTTGAGGATCATTTTCGGAGCCTCAATCAGCATTTTAATAATAAAAGATGCCCCCATCTGTGCGAATGGCGCGGCGCCGGCGCCAGTAATGTTCAACACAGCATCGCGAGCTGCCTGTGCAGATGTCCTGTTTTCCGGATCCTCATATGCGAAGTCATTTCCGGCTAGCAGAGCCCTTAATACGAACCTTAAACTAAGTTTCGTATCATCAAAAATCTTATTAATTTCAGTAGCTTTGTCGCTGTTGACGGCCTGACCCAGCAGGGCCAGAAAAGCAATCACTTGTTTTGCAGGTAAGATCGCATTTTCGCGTTCAAGTCCGGGTAAAACGAATAAGTTTCTGTACGCAGTTGTCGCGGTCATGCCCTCGTACAAGTCTTTTTTCAAATTCTCAAAAGATGTGTGAATGAATGACCCGGGGCTTGAAACAGTGGATGTCAGATTTGACAGGATCCCAATTTCAGATTTTACACCTAGATCAATTGGGAATACGTAGTTTGGGCCGCGGCCTTTGATGGGCAGCCCTACTCTATCCTCGATCCATTTAGTTTCCTGCTCTTCTGGAGTTGCAGCTGCGTATAGATTGAAATAGCCGCTATTATATAGATCATCGAAAGTTCGATATCCCGTGTAGTACACCAACCTTGTACCAATTTTTATGTTCTCAAAGATAGAGAGTAAAGCTAATGGCACAGGCGGTGGCTCACCTACAGTAAGTATATTAGTAGTCGAAGCAGCTCCGCCGGCGGTCAGTATATCTTCTATTTGAGACATCGTGATGTGCCTTAAGAAATCTGGGAAGTCTTCAACAGACCGCCAAAATGAGTTTAAACCGGCGGGCTGTGAAGCGTCAGGATCTATTTCGGCTGGATCGTTCACTCCTGATTTATAAACAAATTTACTCGGATAGATTGGCCATCCGCTGGGGTATTCATACGCGCTGTCAATCGGTGGTGTTAGATATATTCTTTGCGGGGCTTCGTTGTCCCCTTCGCCATTTTCTAAATTATAATTACTCCATGAGGCAGGCCAGTCATGGGCCGGACCGGGGTTGTCTGAACCCCACCATGGCCAGTCGATGAGTTTTGGCGCCACCCAGTCGATGCGAGGAGTACTCCAGAATGATTCAGGTATGCCCAATTCTTCAGCCATATCGAAGGCCTGATATTGGATTTCGTCGGGATCTAATACCCGAAGGCCGCCGACGCGGGCTCCGCCGTCATATCGATCAGAGATAAGGTTTGACATAAACCTGAGCTGTTCGTAGTTATCTTGTGTTAATCTAATTTGTTTGGTAGAAATGCCATTAGCGTTCGGGGCCTTTAAAGTAATTGGAGGTAAATTTTCGAACATATCATTGACGGTTAGACCTTGGCCGGGCCCTGCGTGGAAATAGTTCGCCATTCTGAGTAGGTTCGTAAACTCATCAAAAGAGGTAGTATATCTTTTTATATTCCCAGTCTGCTTGATATGTTCTGCAGGAATATTCACGCTAATTAAAGTCTCGGTTAGGAGTTGTTCGAATGGACTTAGAGCGTCAAAAGCGGCACTGTCGAAATCGAATGTAACATACCTCTCGTTGGCGAGGGCTCCCTTGTCCGATATATAGTCGGCAATGTCACCGTCAAAGCCGATATTTGTATAGATGTCGGGGGCCTGCTCTGGATCCATGGAGTTAACCGGATCGTGCTTCAAAAATTTGTAAGTCAATCCTTCAGTGTTTTGGCCCCCTGAGGTGGTGCGCAAGGTGGGATGATCCTCTGTTGGCTCCGTGGCGGGCATCCACAGATCACATGTTGGTATGCCATAAGCTAAGTATTGAGCACCGAAACTACCAACGGCGCCCGATGATAATATCGTTCCTATAGTCTCCGATGCGTCGATTAATCTCTTTTGTACAATGTACTCTAAGGCGAAGTCTGCAGTAACATTTTCGGGGGCCATTTGTATGAACTCACCCTCATTTATTAGATCCGGAATCTGACCTTCAATTGGAGCAGCAATCAATTTTCTGACGTATATTATGCTCAATTCTTCGATTGTGGTATGCAAAGATGGTTGAACAGATTCTGGGTCTTCCGGGGATATTCTCTCTGCTTCCATAGAGAACCCACTTTTGATATCGCGAACCATCTGTTGGACCAACATTGGATCAGATAAGATTTCGGCCGTTCCATAAACATTAAATAAGAACAGGTTCTTTATTAACTGTTCTATAACATAAACTTGGATGTACACGTTTGTAGTTGCAAAAAGCATTGCATCTTCGACCGGGCCAACTTCAAATTCACCATCTAAACAAGTGCCTTGAAAGAAATCTTGTAGAGCGCTGTTTTTTATGTTCTCCAAATCTAGAAGATCTCCGGAGTTTAGCTCTGTTCCATCTTGACACGGAACTGGGACCAGTGCGAACTTTCTGAAGTTGTCCGACTCAAACAAGGGAGATTTTGTTATGCCATGGGCTGCAGACCTCAACATTGACAAAACTAAGTTAAAGTATTGTTTATTTGACAAATCAGCCGTGACATCGGCGTTATTAGCCGGCGCCGAAGCGAGGGTGGCAATTGCATCGTGGATGATATTAGAGAAGTCTCTAGACGTAGCGTCGCGCTGCTTAAGCACAGATGGCGAAGCTTGTGTGCTGAAGTCTAGAGCACTAGCATTGACAGGTAGAGAATTCTCTGAGTCTATAGTGTCTTCCAAAAGAAGCATATCGGGGGCGCCATAGTGGATCTTCTTTGATCCAGAATTCACGGAGAAAGTCCAATCTTCTATATTTAAAACAGAAGCGTCAAATGGAGTTATAATATCTGTTTCAATCCTTTCTAATTTCCTCTTGAAATCAGATACAACGCTGTATTGCGCGCTGGCCATTATGGCCGCGTTGCCGGCTTCGATAAGCCTAGTGACGTTTGCTATATCTTCTTGGCCGGCGAAGGCATCTATTGCTAAAAAGTTGTTTAGATGTCCCATTCTGCGTTCGCGTTCGTCTTCGTCGTCTTGTTCCTTTATTGCTTCCGCGGCGATAAGTTCTTCTATTAATTCTGCATTTGGCTGTTTTGGATCAACTATGAGATATAAACTCTTTATGCCACTAACATCGTTAATGAATGAAGTCTGCGCGGGCATGAGGGATGCATCGAGGGCAGAACCCAGCGAATGAACGAGAGTGGGCATGCCACTAAATGGTGGAACTATTCCTGTGGCGCATATGTCAATCGGATCCAATATTTGTTCATTGTTATTTATTAAGTCCAGCAGATCGTTTAGATCATTAAATAAGTCAGTGTCATTCAATGCATCTACGAGCTGATCTTCGAACAAGCATGGATCTACGTCAGATGGCAAAATTGGAGGATTATATATTGCATCGCAATAGCTTGGATCAATCAAATCTCCCAAGCAGCCGAAGAAATCGATAATATCCTCATCTGTCATGAAATTCATTTTTAGATTCTGTTGCTCAACAATATCCGTTATCGTCTCTAGAACGCTAGAAGACGGACTCATATTCAACAGATCACACACTTCAATTGGAGATAGGACATCTGAGACTGCATCTATGAGCACGGTCCCTTCGCCAGTCGTCAAGGAATAGTTTTGATAGCAGGAGTCCAGGGCGCCCGGACCTTTACCTGTTTCGATGGGGCTTAAATTTCCAGCTACGGCAAGAGATATCGGCTCTGTCTCTCCGTAGTTTGTGTCAGCACATAGATCGGTGATGATATCGGCGACAGCACTTATCATGGCTTTGATCGCTCCATCGAGGGCGCCTTTAAGAGCCTCCTTTATGCCGCGGGCCATGAGTACTGTAGGATCGAATGTTGGTAGTTCAGTTGGAAATTTTGGAAGTTTAAACTCTTTGGGCGGAGTTGGTTTTTCGAACGGAGATATACCGGGAATATCTGGAAGATCTGGAATATCAATCCCAGTTCTAAGCATCAAACACTCAAGGCCGGCACTAATCAAGTTGTCGATGCCATATTTCATTATGACCTCGCTAACCAGTTTTTTCGCGCTGTTTACTTTCCTCATCTTCTCAGCTAGGGCGCTTAAGCTTTGTTGAATATTCTCTTCTTTTTCGCTTGCCGCTTCGTTAAACATTATCTTTCCAGTGGCAATGTCTTCGCGGATTCGGGCTTTCTCTTCTTCTGAAGCTTTCGCAGACTGGAATAGTTTGTTTTCGTTCTTAGCTATATCTGCTAGAATTTCTGACATCTTGTCAGTCCTGGGGCGCCCAGAGTGCATAATCTTGATTGTTGCGTCTTCTTTGCCAGAGATTATATAGTCTTGTAAGAACTGGCTCCAAGAAGGGGGCCTCTTACGGATTGACATCATCTCTTTTACATTTAGCGCTAAGGCGTTTGTCCTTGGGTTTCCTAAAACAGTCTTCGATTTAAAGTATTTAAATCCCCTTGTCAGTGGCCTGTCGATTCCGGACTGCAGCATCTCTGCATAAACCAGCTCATAATTAGAGCTTAGCGTTAATATGATCGTGTCATCTTCATCTTCTCTTATTTTATAGCCGTTCATCTCTACCATATCGGTTAGAGCTTCGTACCACAGTTCAAGCCTTTGATGTTCTTTTAGAAAATTAACGTGAGGGCTAATCTTCCCATCAAAGAACTTTGCAGTATTGTGATAATCAGTAAAAAGTCCTTTAAGCTTCTTTATGTTCTGCCCTAAAGAAAGGGTCGAGATATGTCGCTGCACATCTGTCGGTAATATAGCGGGTTGGATCTCCGGATATGCGTCCATGGCACCTTTGTCGAAAGTAACCAACAATTTTGCAGCCGAGTTGGGGCGGCCGTCTACAAAAAAGTCCTGTACAGTAAGACGAGGGGAAAACTGTCCCGCAATTGCAGACTCCGTTGTTATTATTGGAGATATTGCCCGCGGGCCTATATCTAATTTCCCATAGTAATCATATGCGAGTTCAATTGCTTTTAAAAGAACCTCGGTGGACGCATAATCGACCAACATACCGTCTTTTGTTCTGTTATCAGAACGTACAACAATTTTATACAAACCGTCTTCTTCGTACGGTTTATTAAGCTCTTTTAGGCTCCATCTACTGTTTGGCATTCTTTTTGTCATGAGCTTCTTTTAATTGGTCCTGTTGTAGTTGCTGTTAATGTAGGTGTCCATTTTGACTGGATTCAAGTACATGGTTCTCCATGCTTCCAAAGTCGTAACGTGTAAATTCATATCCTTCTCCGTGGTTGCAACCTGCTGTATGATTGTCTTGACACCACCCGGCATCAAAACAAAAGAAGGCCCGGTCGGAATGCCAAAAAATGGAGAATTGTGAGTATGCGATAAAATCTGCCCATTGAATTCTCTTTGTGACATTATAAATCCGTGCACGATACCTCTTAGTTTAACTATCTGATCGCACAGGGAATCTAAGGCTTCTTGTAAGTTATCGCCTCGTACTAGTGGCTGCATGGCTGTCTCATCTTCTGGATTGCCAGCCATCAAATCGATCCCTTGAAATTCCATTTGTCTGAAACCCATTGAATCCCTTGTGTCCGTTCCTGTTACTAGTTTAATACCCTTTCTAGCCACTAACCTTACGCTATCGGCTTTCATAGCAATTGCAGATCTGCCCTTTGGGCTACCTACGGATCCCTCATTGATACGAAAATAATCATCAATATCTGATTTTTGACTTATGTATATCCTCGCCGAATCAACTTCGAAGCCTACATTCGCTTTAACCTTTTTACCCAGTTCGTCTACTTGAGTGGCGTACGCTCCGCCGCGGCCGACGACAATATCGATTGCAGCTGCTTGAGTGTGGCCGCGGCCCCCGTAGCCGGTGGTTTTCGTAGTTTGTCGGTCGAAACCTAATACTATCGAGGCGTTTCGTCCTAAATCTCTGGCAGAGATTATGTGCTCGGATGGAGTATTGTTGAATTCAGGGATAGCTTCAGTCTGCCGGCCACCGCCAATACCAGAATTCATGTGGGCTAGTCGGGCGTTGCGCATTGCTTCAGTTGCAGCTATGGCGCCCGGGGATAGCCCGGATAAGTCTTTAGCCGGCTTTATTGTACGCGGCTTTGTGTATTTGCTCTCTTCGCCCATGATTTATACAACCGCCTCCTGTATCTCATAGCCCTTGCTAGCTATTAATTGTCTTGAACTAGAATTTTGTAATACTTTGGATCGAGCGGAACGAAGTACTGAAATCACTTCCTCGGGGCTGCGGGATAATTTCCCTGTTGCATTTGCTCCACCTACACAATATGCGCTATAGCCTCGTTGACAGCCGTTCGAACGAGCATACTGTAGCGGTAGAGATGCCCATTCTAATGCTGCCGATTGGGCGGCGCCGCACTCATCATTGCTGATGCCTAGGAGGTATTTACCCAATTTTGGCCGTTTCTTTAATAATAAATAAACACCTAAAGTCTCCTGAGTTTCTACATTATAGAGTTCACCCTCGCTCACGCCTGCACTAGATATTGAACTTCGAAGCGTTACTGGGATCATTTGATATTTTCCTGTTGCTAGGAAACCGACTGTCCCATTGGGGTGCTTTTCAGTCTTTCCGCCGACACCAGTCTCTGCGGCGCGCGAGCCGCCCTTCATATAACTTAATAATTCTCCAATTGTCAATTCAGTCAGTTCTTTGCCAATTAAAGGTTTTGAGCCGCCCCTGGTGTCTCCGCCGACGCCGCGATTAACGGCGTTATAGTTACCCCTAGATTCGTGCGCGGCGATATATTCTAAAAGCTCTTGCAAGGGCGGACGCAGGATCTTAAGCTCATTGTAAGTGAAGCGCACAGAACCGGCGGCGCCGGTACCTTCGACACAAGAACCTCCGCCAATCATGCCCGCCTGCGAACCAAGGGCACCAAAAGGTCCGGACGGAGGTGGCGAAATTGAACCGCCTTCACCCGGAAGGTATTTGGCGCCAGTTCTTCCTAGGTAGTACCCCCGAGTGAAACCCTGGCCATTGAATGTAACCCTTACAACGTCTCCGATCTCGGGCCAGCCTTCGGTGCCATTAAAAACTCGGCCGATAAACTCAGGAAAGCTCTCTATTTTCATGCCGCCGGGGGTACCGGGTGGAGAGCCAAGCTCGGCGGCGGCGGGCAGGTCATAACAATCAGTTATTGGGGAGTCTAGTATCGCGCAGTAAATTTTAAAGTTAGTTGCGTCGTTCTCAAAAAACCCCATATCAGGGTCTAGGGACGTTCCAGGGTCAGGTGACCACGGGTCGACTCTCAATACCCAAGCGTCATACTCGTGTATGCCTTCTGTTATATCGAGCGAAGATCGTTTCTCTATTAATTCCCGAAGGTGCCTAGTGGCGCGAGTCTGTCTTTGATCAATAGCAGGCAGAGTGTTCCCGGTAGAAACATTCTTTTTATAAGTTCTATAAAATCTTTCAATTTCGTTTGTCATTATAAGTCCTGTTAATAATTAGCTATATTTTATATTTTATGCATTCATTAAACCGGCGCTGGGCCAATGTGCATTTCTATTATCTTCTCAATATATCGAGTTGCCCATGGATTAACAACATGTACACCATCTGGAGAAGAAGCCATTCCTAATTGCGCGAATGCAGCGATGGCATTAATTGATATTACATTCTGCTGGGATTCGCGGGAGCTGATCTTGTCGAAGAGTTTCATCGACAAGTCCTCTCTCTTTTCAGCGTATTTAAGATAATAGCGATTGCAACGTTGCTCATCTGTTTCATCCGGACACGGTGTCGCGTAAACTAGCTGATGGATTGAAGGTTCTTGGGTTGGTTTTACTGCAGGAGGGGGGCCAAGCCAAATAACTTTCGATAAGGGGGACAATTCGGCAATTAAGCTTAATAGACTCTCAGTGCCACTAAGCCCGTTGCCCCCAAGATTGATTACTATTATCGCCGGGCGAGCTTGTAGTCTCTGTCTAAGATCTGCGCTTAGGCCGTCGTTTTTAACCCAGAAAGAGGGTCGAGAGCCGGTCTTCCCTAGGCGCCCGCCACCGACTATAGTCCAGCCATGCTCTGGCAGCTGTTTTTCTAAGCTTCGGCCGATGGCGCCCTGTATTTGGCTATCGCCAAAGACTAAAACGGTATCGGGGCGACCGACAGGGGGGGCGGCGCCGAGAAGATTGCCCATGGTCCCGGGCCCTGCAGTTAAATTCCTGTGTACTTCTTCTGGGCTAGTATGTTGGCCTCCAGTATCTGGTGTATATCTGTTGCCTGTTTTTTTAATGTAATATCCGTCTTTGGAGTTCGGGTTCCTTACCTGAACTATGACAATATCGCCGACCTCGACGGCATGCTCTCCGAAAGCTCGGCCGATAAAAGATGGAAAAGAATTTTCGATCAAGTAATCATCAGCTGAATTCTCTGCAGCTGGAATGTTCTTTGGTAATTCGACGGCTTCTGCCTGTAGGTCGGTTAAAACCAAACATTTTAGTTCTATGTTTGGTGGCACATTTTCAAAAAATCCCATATCGGGATCTAGTGCTGAGCCGCGAAGTGGAGAATACTCTTTAACCTTCAGTACTAGCGCCTCATGTAATACAACACCCTTGGTGATATTTAACGTTGAGGCTTCACTAAGAAGATTTCTTGCGGCTCTGGCAACATCGTGCTGCCTTGTGTTGATGGCGTTTTTTTCTGCTCCAGTGTTTGTGTTTTTTGGCCAGAGTCTTACAAAACGCTCTATCTCGCCCATCACTCCTTATCCTTGATCATCTCATATATGTCTGATTTGTCTTCCGCGGATAAGCCTGTATTTTTGTTGTCTTTTCTCTGAATTATAGCCGACAGTTTAACGAGTTGTTCGTTGGAACGCTGCAGGTTCTCGACGTATTTTGCTGCCAAGGGCCCTAGATCTTTGCGCGCGACATCGGAGCTTTTCATCTCATGCATTGCTTCAATGAGAAGGACCTTAGCAACTGCGCGATCTTCTCGCACGTTGTTCGTGATCTCCTCTATGTACTCTTCTAAATCTCGCCCGCGTCCCATTTGTTCCTAAAATTCCTGTATTTCGCTCGTAACTTGTTAAGTATGTTAACAACCTGCTTGGTGTTAAGACCTGTAAGCTCTCGTAAGTATAAGTAAATAGCCTTTTTATTGAAAATTTCAATATCTTCCGAACTTTCAAACAAAATTCGGATAGCTTCTAAAACTTTTCGTTCATTCGGCTTGAGGTTTGCGCTGTGCCACGTGTTCATTTCATGGTAAAAGTGCAACCAGAACTCTTTCATTTGCCTTTCTCTAATATAACTCAACTCTTCGCTGATCTTCTCAACGTCTCTTTCGCTAGTTATATCTTCTAGAAAGACTTCTCTACGGGCCCGAGTGTTGTTCTTTTTTACTTTATGAATAAACCAGTTTTTTGTAACAACTGAAAAGTATGAGAACGCCTTCGATCCTTTGCTTGGATCATATTTATCTAAAATGGTGGTTAACCAGATCTTGCAATCTTGCTTAAGGTACTCAATGTTTGGCAGATTACCAAACCGGTAAGTATAAATAATTTTGTCTACCATTTGATCAAAGGCCGGCTGAATCCACTCGATATACAACTCTGATCTCTTAGCTCTTGACGGAGTTTTTGTATATTCAATGATCGCTAGTTCGTGATCTTTGGTAAAATATAAATTTTTAGTTCTCTTTTTTCTCTTCTTCGGCGGCATCTAGTTCATCCTCAAATTCAATATTCGTTGTAATTTCGTATATTTCCTCAAACTTCTCAATCTCTTCAACCAATTCTTTGGATCGCGCGAGTAGTTCTTGTATCACAGGCTCTCCATAAAACATATCCATACCATACATGGAGCTAACCATTTCTTTGTATGTTCTAGTGATGAGATATAAGTCGCCCAAGTTGTCGGAAGTATACAATAATTTGGCCAGCACCTTATACAGATACCAGACTAAAAGAATATTCAATAATACAGATAGTATAACAACTATTATCATCTTTTTTTCTTTAGCCCTTTCTTTTGCTGGGCTAGTTCTTTCTTAGCATCCTCGATAAAGTTTTCTGTGACTTCTCCGATTTTTGCTTTTGTTGCAACTTTCGTAGTGTATAAAGGTCGACTCAATAGCCGGCCCAAAGAACCCGTAGTCTCGCATAAGGTACAATCTTCCAAAACGTCCTTAATGGAGTGATACACATTCAACATGTCATTACAGGAACTACATTGATATGTGTATCTCGGCATGTTTTATGCTTCTGTATCTGTAGTATCAGTCTCGGTGGTTTCTGCGGTTGCGACCTCAGGGTTAACGTTTTCGAAACTGACGACAGGGGGGTTTGCAACGTGCAATACGTTTCCATCGTCCTCATCTGGAGTCAAATTAAACCCCTCTAAAACTGGAACGATATCGCTTTGTTCCATTAATGATTTCTGTAGGGTCATCATGATTGCCCCAAGTGCTTGCTTACTTAACTTCATCTTAAAACTCCTCTTAGTTTTTGTTAGTTACTGCGCCGACAATCTCGGCCCAATCTAAGTTTTTTCTTACTTCTAAATTCTTCTTCCAAACTGATTCCATAACTGCCGGATCAATACCATTCTCGTGGAACAGTTCAATAAATGCATTCAAGTCTTTTGGAAAGCATTTGCCTCCAAAACCTAGGCTACCATCGTGACCTGGGACATCGATATGCGAATTCCCGATACGGCCGTCTGTGATGAAGCCTAATATGGCATCATCCCAATTAACGCCCAATTTGTCTGCTCCTTGTTTCATCTCATTCATGAATGAAACTTTTGTTGCGAAAAAGCAATTTGCCATATACTTGATAAATTGAGCCGTAGCTACATCTGTGTGGATGATTCTAACATGGGGGAACCTTACTCTTAGAGTGTTTTCCACTTGCTCAGTTAGCTTGGATTCTCCACCTAAAATAATCCTAGATGCATTAATAAAATCAAAGCGCGCAGCACGTTCGGTTAAGAACTCGGGACTAAACACGATGTTGAGCTTGGGATATCTTTCTATGTACCTCTCGATTGTTCCGGGTACAATTGTAGATTTCACCACAAAGATATTGTCTTTTCGATTATTCAACATGGAAATTTGTTCGAAAACCCCATCCATGATTGTTGTATCAATCTTTCCGCCTAGGGTGTGAAGCATTGGAGTCGGTACCGAAACAAAAATAACATTAGATTCATTTATGACATGCCCCATGCTGTGGGTCGACCTAGTTGTATCTACATCATAGACCTTCACATCTGCATGCAGCGCGAAGCCGGACGCAATTGCAGAGCCTACAAATCCATTTCCTATAATACCGATCTTCTCTTTCATACTACCCTACTCTCGTTCGCTCAAAACAGTCCTCAATGCCATCGTTAATATTCCAGCTAGGCGTCCATCCCAATTCCATTAGTGGCACCATATTTGCTTTTGTATTGCGTACATCGCCGGCGCGGTCTTCAACATATTCAAATTCTACACTAGGGTGGTGTTTTTGTACAATATTTTTTATCTGGTTAAGAGATATATTACTTCCAGTTCCAACGTCAAAGTGTTGGCCAGAAAAATCCTTAGTGTGTTCCATGGCGAATATGTTTGCAGAAACAATATCCAGTACGTGAGACATATCGCGGCGCTGCTCTCCATCTCCAGTGATGTGAGGGGTGGTACCCTCTCTCACGGCTCTCATATATGCTGCGACGGCAGTAGCGTATGGGCCAGAGGCCTGTTGATCGTGTGAATAAACATTGAAGTAACGAAGAGACACAGTGTCCATCGTGCCATAAAGGGCGCTGTACATTCCCACTTCTAACTCAGATGTGTACTTCTGAAGAGCATATGGACTAACAGGACCATTCCCATTGCCACGTACCGAAGAGGAGCTTGAATATACAAACCGCTTTACCCCGTTCTTGCGCGCAAAATTAAGGGCAACGCTAGTGGCTAGAACGTTGTTCTGCATTGTTTCAACAGGTTGCTCTACACTGTAGGCGACGCGAGGGATACAAGCTAAGTGGAACAGATATTCTGGTTTAAAATTTACGTAGTGGGGGTGAAACCCTCCATCTGTATGTTCTTGCAATTCTAATATTACATCTTTTCCATCTTGCAGATCGATCCCTACGACCTCATGCCCCTGTCGTTCTAATTCCTCAACGAGCTTGGTACCAATATACCCTTTATGCCCTGTTACTAAACATCTAGCCATTTTCTTCTCCTTTAAGCTTTAAATCGTAGTATTCTACTTGCTTTTTGTTGTTTGTTCTATTCTCTTCATGTATCCTGTACCGATACAGTGGTGCTTCTAGGTGGTACATTGAATAATTCTGCTGGAATCTCTCCAACAATTCATGCCCTTCTCTCATTTTATACTCTTCGTTATAAAAATTTAATGAACAAAGTGATTCATATGTAAACATGACACCGCACGCTATAGGGGCAGTATGTGCATCATAATACCCCAACTTCTGGCCAACATGGTTGACTTTCATATAATCGCAATAAACGGCTTGATAGTTCTCATTCATCTCTAAAAACGTCGATAACATATAGAGGAAATGCCTGGACACATAATCATCAGAGTCTACTCTAACAAAGTATTTGCCGCGGGCCGTTTTTAGAATCCTATTCAATGAGGCGGGCAGGCCAATGTTCGTTTCGTTCCTTACCAGTCGTATGTTCAATACGTTAGACATTGCGGCGCATACATCCTCTAGCGTTTGGCTGGGTTTGTGGTTATCGTCTACAATAACAACTTCAAAATCGTCTTTGTGCATACTTTGAGATGATAGACTCCTCAAACAACGATACACCCAATCGTCTTGATTAAAACAGCATATACCAACAGTAACTTTATACATCTAAGCGCCTGTAGCCTCTATATTTCTTATATCTTCAATCGTATGTACGTCAACGTAATCGGTCAAAACAGTACTTATATACATGCCTAGGCCTTTGCGAGTTAAGCAATCTCGGTGAAAAACCCTTATAGCACCATCAGTAAACAAGGTTTCTTTGTTTATCGATAAGCACTCCCACACCTCGCCGGCCGAATTTACAACTTTCTCGACAGCTTCGTCTATCTTAGAAGCCTCAATCTGAGGGGAATTTGCCTGTAGCATACAAATATAATCTACTTTTTCCACATCTTCTATTTCAACAATCGCATGTTCTAAAACCTCTTGTTTTCCAACATGTCGTAGCGTAAGCTCCGGAGGCCTTTCTATGACGTTAAAGCCGTAAAGTAAGGAAATGTTAGAGATTTCTTCACTATCTGTCGAAATATATACCTCATCTAAGTATTTTGATTCTTTGATCGCGTCGAAAGTCCAACAAATTAGAGGTTTATCTTTCAGAGGAAACATGTTTTTCCCCTTAAGTCTGTTCGAATTCCCCTTGGCTGGTATAAACGCAACAATTCTCATTAGCCCAAACCTTTCCAAGTGTTGCCGGCTGGGGTCCAATGGTGGTCACATTGTAACTCTACATCATATAGGTACGTCAGGCCGCGTGATACAACCTTATTAGCCCAGTAACGATCCTCTTTACCAGAAAGCCGTTCATCGAATTTATTTTCCAGCAATGCCCCTTTGTTATAAAAGCAGAAAGCATTGTGAAGGAAGTGTCTGCTCTCGGGCTCAGACCACATATTAACCACAGATTCGTCTGTAAAGTGTGACCAAACGTAACGCTTTGTGATCTTGCGGCCGCGATATACTGGTGTTTGTTTTCCGAATACAGCAACATGTTCCTGAAGCTGTCTTTGGACTTTTTCCAAATCGACTGGCTTCGTTATAACACTGTGAGCTGATAGGATCAAAATTGTTTCGTTTGATGCCTCCCTCACTGCAGTGTTCAAGGCGCGACCAGGGGTATAATTGTCAATGTTTGAAATCTTAATATTAGAAAAACAGAACTCGTTCACGATCTCCATTGACTGATCCACTGAATTGTTATTAATGACAATAATCTCCGGATTTTCAAATGTGTCTAGAGAAGACTGAATAGCATAACCTATCCACCTCTCCTCGTTCCTGTTTCGAATAATAATAGAGATATTATCAGCCATTAAATCTTCCCGCGTATTCATTGCGGGCACCTTCCTCTGCGGCCTGATAGTCTAGCCCGTGAAACTGATGCATCTCTTTGACAAGTGTGATAAATTCCGATAGGCTCTTAAGTTCCTCTGGTAGTACTGCAAACTTGTTGTCGCGGCCCGGAAGGTCATGGTCTACCGTAAAATGCTTCTCAACAACGTCTAGACCATAGGCTAACGCCACTTTCGCGGACTCCACTCCCATGATATGGTCGCTATAGCCGATACGAGGGCAAAGAGTTTTTAAGTCAGCTAGCTTTGAAATGTTTGCCATGGTTGGCAAGCATGGATAAGAAGAGACACAGTGAAGAAGGGTGAGTTCAGCTTTATCGAACCTTGGTACGATTTCCTGTAATTCTGACCACTTGGATGTGCCTGTTGACATATAAACCTTCTTAAAGTGCTCATTACAGAAATCAATTAATTCTACATTTCTGCATTCAAAACTCGGAATCTTAACAACCGATGACTGGCCCAAGTCTGCTAGCAGTTGAGCATCTGGAACACTAAACACTGATGATAGAAATTTAATGCTATGCTTGTCACACAGGTTCATCAAGTCTATATGATCAGCTGCGGTTAATTCTGCATTTTCGTAGATTTGGCGGCGGCCGTCCCTGTCCCACTCTCCGTCTTTCAACCTAGAAACAGACCAAGTTTGAAATTTAGCATAAGTGGCGCCACTTCGGGCTGCAGCACCGATCATACGATCAGCCAACTCGATGTCTCCCATATGATTCCAACCGATTTCAGCAATAATTTCTGTCATTTTGTATTCTCCAATTTGTTAATTGCTCCATTATAAGCTAGTTCCCTAGCATCACTTGTCATACCCCCAATGTGAGGAGTAACAATAATATTTAAATCTTCTAAGTGTTGGATTATTGGACTGTTCGATACGTCTCCAAATTCATCCTCAACGACATCTGTCGCATATCCAGCTAACTTACCTGATTCTAACATGGAAATGATGTCCTTCTCATCAACAACCTCACCACGAGACGTATTGATAAGATACACTGATTTGGTTACTTTTGCAAGCAATTTTTTATTAATAAAATATTTTGTTTCATCTGTGACATGCACATGGAGAGAAACCACATCGCAAATTTCGAACAGTCGCTCTAAAGAATCAACCTGGGGGTATTTCATGTCTGTACTTTTATATGGATCACAGATATAAACCTCTGCTCCGAAAGCGGCACAATAGCGCGCCATCATCTCGCCTAGGCGGCCATAGCCAACAATACCAATTTTCAAACAGTTGATTTGGCGACCTAAAAACGGTTCCCAGTTCCATGCCCCGGCAATAACAGAATTCTGTGAATTAGGTAGATTTCTCAACAAGGCCATCATTAGAGCAAAAGAGTGCTCTGCTGTTGATGTGATTTTCCTCAAAAGTGGATAATCCGTCGTTATAGAAAATATAGTAATATTGTTGTCTTGGCAGTATTTTTTGTCAATATGGTTAGTACCCGTCGAGGCTGTACAGATTACAGACACGCTAGAGGGCCCCAGGAGGCCCTTATCAAGCACGAAACCCTGTTTGTTAGGGTTGGTGAATATAACGTCGTAGTCTTCCTTAAGAGCCTCTGACAGCTGATTTTTGTTAATATTTGGACAGTATGTGACATCACCTTTCGTCTCAAGGTTCTGCATCATGGTATCAGTCACTGGTGTTATACATATAATTTTCATTTAAGTATTATTCTTGCTAACTCTAAATCTCTAGGTTCATCGATATTAATCGTGTTCTCTTCTGACATAATATAGGGCCTTGTATCTGGGCCTAGGCGAACCTCATGTTCTAGGAAAGACTCCACAGTCGTTGCATATATACTTCCGTTTCTGACATATGCTGCCGGTGTTAAATCTTGCCGGCGGGATTCGGGTATCTCTGGGTAAAAATCCATTAACTTGTCTTCTTTGATATATTTGACTCTAGAGGGGTGGTGATCCCATATTCTCACTACCGATACAACAGAGTCAGCTCCAGTATCATAAAGCTTCTCTAGTGCTTTGTCAAGGTCTTCTGTCGTTTTTAATGGATTTGTGGCCATGACTTCCACCACATAGTCATAGTTGGGGTTGCTTTGCACAACATCCATCAACGCAGCTGCAGAGGTAGTATCATCTTGTGCCAAAAGGGGGGGCCTCATATGCAACTCGGCTCCACATTCTTCTACGATCATTGCAATTTCCAAATCATCCGTCGATACAATATGTTTATCCACATACTGACTCTCCTTGACGATCTCTGTTGTGTAGGCTAGCAGCGGCTTACCATTGATGTCGATTATGTTTTTTCTCGGAATCTTCTTTGAGCCGCCGCGGGCGAGAGTGACTGCTAAAATTTTCTTGTCTGTTATCATTCCAGTTTATTTACAAACTCATTTATTGTTTTTGTAATTTCCTTCGTGGCTAAACCCTGTTTGTACATGTTCATAATGTTATACAGGGGCTCATCAAATCTTATTTTACCACGATTTTCTGATAATTCATAGCAATCTATTAACATTGCTGTTTCTAACACGCCGTGATGTTTTCCCACAATAGGCTGATTGTGTGTGGGGTTCTTATTCTTCTGGAAGATGTGGCCACCGCCATGATACATGGTTATGCCACTAACGAAAATCTCTGCAGCATCGCTAGCAATTGCTTCCATGATGGCCACCGTTCCTGTTTGCGGCCAATATCTTGTACCATCTGTTTGTGTGATAGATTGATACTGAAGTCCAAAATCTCCGCATGCGTATTCTGTATACGTCGTGCCGCATGCTAGTTCCTTGGAGAAAAAGTGGTTCGAAACCTTATTATCGGGGATTCTATAGTGATCTATTTCAGATCTTTTAAAATACTCTAGATATTCCTGCATCATGTTGTTAACAATAAGAAACCTATTACCGTATACAACATCAGTCTTACTGCCGATGTGTTTTACATATTTGCCATTGCAGTGTTCTGAGAGTGGTAGGATATCAACCCACTTCATTCTAATAACAACATCATATTCATCAATAACACTGCCGGCGTCATATGCCAGCATATGTTTCGATGGGCCCACTATGGCGACGCGCTTGCCTCTAAGATAATCATTATATTTTTCATCGGGTTTGATCTTCTCTAGAAAAAGACGTAACTCGGCGGGCCCAAAAAGATCTTTATACTCTGTCACTCTATGATCTCCAAGTTATCTAAACTTGGTAATTTCGCATTAGTTATCATCTTAAAATTAATATCCGGATGCTTTTTGATGATCTCGACAAAGTGCTCTACCATCTGAGTGTTTTTCATTTTCAACTGTTGATTCTTTAGGGGCGCAATCCACGGCCTTCTGAACAGGTAATCGTTTTGATAAAAGTCCAAACCAGCAATCCACAAGTTCTTGGGTTTCAAAACATGAGCAGCATAAATGATCGATAAAACACCTGTGTTCGGGTGCTTCACAGCGTAATTGGAATCGCCCGGGCGCATATAATATTTGTCCGTAAAGAAGCTATTATATTCTAACAGTTCCTCTGGAAGCATATGGCAAGTTAGGTCATAGCTTTCATAAAGGTTTTTCATGTCGCGGAGGCGGGCGTCCAGCTCTGTTTTCGTGAACTGGATATGTTGGATATTCAATTCTTCATAATGTTCTCTTAGAAGGGGGGCCGTTTCAAGTCGATTGACAAAATGAACAATGTTCTTTCCATGAAGTAATGGAGCTACTAAACTCCACTCAGACTCTTCATTATTCGCATTACGGTCAAAATTATTAACCATATAGCAGTCTTGATAATTGTCGACTATCTTATGAATCCTTGCAACACTAGCCCCCTTTAGAACTATCCCAAAGTCATTCAATCCTTTGTCAAAGTACATTTAATGTTTTACTCTTCTCTGGAAAGCATGAAGCTTCTTACGATTTTCTTGCTGCGGCCCTCGGGATGTTCTCTACAAGAAAATTCTAGTAGATGTTCTTGTGAAATATCATCGTAGACGCCTCGATGAAAACCATCGGTTTCAACAGTGCGGGACGGAGTGTAACCAGCATCAGCAAATAAGGCCGGCTGTGGCACCGGTGTGGTTACAACATATTTGGGGTTGAATCCTATCTTGAAGTACTCTTTGAGCACTGCTTCGAAGTCGTTGTCTTCATTGTAGGTTGCTGGATGCACCTCGACCAAGAAGTGTGTGGTGCCTCTATTTTTCGTAAAGTATTCCAGCCCACCTTCAAAAATCTTGACTTCGCCTCCTTCAACGTCCATTTTTATAAAGTTTGGATAGGAACGCTCAGACAAGAAAGTGTTAAGACAGTAAGAATCAACGGTGATTTTGTGAGTGCTATTTTTGTGTTTGGTGATACTGCTCAGGTTCGGAGCGCTGGCCTGCCAAAAGTCTAACTGACCATCTGTATCTGAAATTGCACATTGAGTGATCTCACAGTTTTCTAGGAAGTGGTTCTGGCTAACATTACTTCGAAGGAGACCTAGGTTGTTTGGGTCGGGCTCAATTGCATAAACGCGGCCGCGGGGCCCAACCTTGTCGAGCATAAAAAGAGTTGTGTACCCGATATTACTACCCAGATCTACACATGTCATGCCCTCCTGCACTGTCTCTCGCAAAAGAGACATAAACGCTAGCTCGCGTTCTCCGATGTGATAGAGCACTCTGGAGATGCCTCCATCCTCAACGTTCAGGTTCATCATAAATTTATCAACTTGTTTTTGTACTAACATAATAATCCTATTGTAAAGTTTTTTCTAGAAAGTTTAAGTATTTTTTTGCAACAAAGGACATGTCGATGTTCGTATCGTATGTGTTCTTTGTTATGTTATCGAACTTAATATCTGGAATTCTCGTTGTGCTTACCGGCTCCAAATCCCATGGGATATCTTCGACAATGGTAGCGTCTGGGCCAGCGACTTCTTTTGTTCCTGCTAAAGAAGAGCATATGATCTGACAGCCGCTGGCGCGGGCATCGACTACAACGTTTGGACAAGCGTCATATCTTGCCAAATGTATAAAGTGCTTAGATCTCTTATATAAAGAAAATAAGATATCAACCGGAAGTCTACCAACATAAAATACTCTATCGTGTTTTATCATCTCACTGGCGCCACCATCTCCAGCGACAATCAAGCAGTCGTTGGGTCCAGAAAAGTTAATGAAATATTCTATGTTTTGTCGGAGGCGCTTCCATGGTCGCCAGCGGCCGGCGCAAGACCACACTGTTTCGAATTTGTTAAGCATAGGGACCTCCATGGGAGTAATCTCTCTTATTAGCTCATAATCGGCGCCGTTATGAATGACGGCATGATTGTCGTGTTCTCCCAAATATCTAAAACAGAGATCTCTGCAATATTCGGATTGGAATATCACTCCTGATGATCTCTCATATGTCCTGAGTATGTTTGAGTTTAGCAACTTGTTATCTTTATCAATATCGAAGTAGATTCCATCGAGGCGCTGAACTAATGGTAAATTCGTATCGATGAAGGATTCTATAAAAGACAATTGAATGTCAGGAGCTGCAGCTGAAGGGTGTGATACTAGTTCCGACCCCAGGCGACTTATGTATTTATTTAGTTTTGATCCAAAGTGATTCGGACCACTAGTGGAATTTAAATTCACATTGTCTAGAAGAACTTTCATTTTCTAGTTGCAACGACGATTTGACACTCGTCAACTGTACTAACTTCTTCACCTTTCGTTAATATCTGTTCTTCGACATTGAATGTTTGAGAAATGTATTGCTTGAACTCTGGTGCCGTCCATTCTCTAACGTGATAGACATTGTGTGGTGGGCCATCCCAAGTGTGACCCTTTTGTAAAATCTGCATATTGTCTCGCTCCGGAGTTGAAACAACGAATGTGCCAAAGCTTAGCTTTTGTACAAATTCTAGCAGCTGATCTGGATCTATTAAGTGCTCGATAACATCAGAGCAGATTACCAAGTCAAAGTGGCCACCGGGAGGGTTGTCAAAATCAGAACGTCGGAAGTGGTAATGAGGGTAAGTTTCTTTAAGCCAACTCAGATTCGGTTCAAGTTCTAATCCTAAAAAAATTTTATCACCAAAATATTTTATCAGCTTATAGGCAGATCCGCATCCAATATCCAGTACAGTCATACAATTATTACGCTCGCAAACCTCGTGGGCTTTTGCGTACACTCGATCTTGGAACTTGTCTCCAGAGCCTATTTGTACATTCTGGATATATTCATCTCTGTGGATGTATTCTTCTTTAATGCAATATGTCTTTGCGGTCATATGCTTCTTTGCCTCTCAGGTAATCGTTTGTTTTTAATTGTAACTCTCGACGGGATTTATGCACGTTAAGCGGATTTGTCAGATTGTACACGTAGAGCGTTTCGTCTATATATTTGGCACGGGGGCCGGCCATCTCCAGCATAGGGTACATGAAAGCTTTATCGATAGTCGTTTTGAAGAAATTGCCATTCCAGTCTAGAAGGTCTTCTTTTTCGATGTTCTTCCAAAGTTTGTATTTGAATGTTCTTAAATGGGAGGCACGCCATCGATCTGTTCTATATGTGTTATTTTGGACGACTTCCGGAGAATATGCCGAAGCTTCGATACCCTTCATACCTGTTGGGTATTCCATATAGCTTCCGTATGTCATCCAACATTGTTCCTTCTTATAAAACTCATCCAGATAAGTTAATACGTTTTTTGTGGCTAGCCAATCATCTCCGTCGACACTCAGAATAATATCTTCATCGGCAGGAGAAGCATGCTCGATACCCTGGTTGATCCTGCCTAGCGAATATTTCTTATCTGAATTCTTAAGAACAGCAAACCGCTCATCATCGCCTACGAGGCTTTCTAAGATCTCCACAGTTCTGTCAGTGGACGCATCATCAATGAAGACACATTGAAAATTTGTGTAGTTCTGATTTTTTATGCTCGACGCTGTTCTTTTAATCCAATCTTCAACGTTGTACATCGAAGTAACAATTTTAAAATGAGTATCTGACATTTTAACCAGTTACTGCCTCCCAGAAGGATGGAATGACAGATCTTAAGTGTGTATCTACAACCTCCAAATCATCTGTATCGAACCAGTGCTCTTTCGCATGTAAAACATTATCATTCAATTCCAGATCACAGCCTAATAATTTTGCTTCGATCACCATCCGCGGACAAGTATCATAACCCGGAGGCAATGCGCAGAGGCCGCGGGCCTGAGCTAAGCAAGCTAGGGATTCTTTATATGATCGACCATGCAATTCAAATACGTTCTTCTTATTTTCTTCACACCATTTCTTAGAAGCTTGATGACCCTTGACCCACGACGGGGAGGAGCTAATAACCCAAACATCCACTTTCTTGTCGGCAAACGTGGTGCGCATTTCTTGCAGTAAGTCTAGTATCTCCGATGTGAACACAGCGGACATTATTCTCGTTTTCTTCTTATTTAGAGCCAGGGCAGATAAATGATGTTCGCGCTGTTTCTCAGAACGGAAGAACAGTAACTGCGCGTTATCACAGAACAATTTAATTAATTGTCCGGACTCTTTTTCGACGCAATCACAATCTTCGCAGCCATTGAAGATCTGGCAAAGTTGTGGTAGTCTGTGTTCGCAGTATTTGTAATCTGATTCTATAAAGTAATACTTTAAGTCTCTTGCTACTACAGGAATCAGAGTCTTGTCCAAAGAAGTGAAGTTAGAGAATATCCAAGTTTTGTCTTGCAACTTTTCAATCAAACCCAAACTAACGTCAGCTGCGTTAAGTTTAATATAATCGGCTGGTGTGCTGTCGATTACAGCCTGCAGGCTCAATTCTGCTCCGCCGGGCGCTTGATCAGCGAACCTGTCGCTGACAAAAACATATTCACAATCTAAGTTAAGCGTTTCATTACAAACTGCATTCGCAAATTGTTCATATTTCGACTCTTCTGTAAAGTTATCGATGATCCAACTCTGCAATTTGTTGGCGCGACTTTGGGCTAGTTTATGGTTTTTAAAGACCTCTCGCATGCGCATTTTTGCACTGCCTTCGCGGGGGTAACACCACTCTGATTTCTTTTCGATGACGCCTTCCCATCGAGCCTCTTTCTGAATTCGCTTGACTTCGTAATCGACCGATGCGTAAAGTGGCTTGACTTTCATTTTGCCCTTCTTATCTTTAACTGGGGCACTTAGGAAGTCTACATGGCCACTCCAGCCAGCAGTGACAATCGGTAGGCCACTATAAGCGGCTTCAAAAATTGGAAGGCCGTAGCCCTCACCGTGAGTTAAAGAAATTAGAGCTTTAATTTTCGGATGTGTGTAGAGTCCGGCCAATTCACTATCAGACATTGTGCCGTGTATCATGTACACTTTACACTTCCTGTCTTTGTACGAATCTAGAAGACTTTTTAGGCGCTCTTCTGCATGTACGCGATCCATAACCGAATCGTTCGCTAGATTCGTCTTGAGGACTAAGCCAACGTCACGATCAATAAATTCCTCAACAAACCATCGTAAGGTATTCTCTAGGTTCTTTCTAACTCCCCATTGAGCTATCATCAAGAAGTTAAAATCTGTTTCTAGATCCAAACTCAAAGCGGCCGGTTCAACGCTTCTCACTGGGTAGTGGACTACTTCGATGGGTGTTTCACATCTGTAGCCCTTAACGACAGCACCGGTTTCCTTGTTCTGCACATCATAGACTGTATTTAAGAAAACGTCCCGGGAGTGCTTGGATATTGTGATTATCTTATCAACCACTTCTGATTTTTCAATCCAATGTGGAGAGATTTGGCTTGTCTCAATGCCGGCCGTATATCCGATGTTTATCGGAGCTAACTTTTCCCACTCATTTGGGATTGTGACCTGCAAGGACATATCAAACTTGCCACCAGAGGCTGTATGCTTGACAGTTTTAGCTAGTGTACTATCGATCCACTCGCGCTCTTCGTTGACCTCAAAGATCCACCCAGTGGCACCCCATGGGATATTCTGTAAATAAATGTCATACTTCTCTTCCTGGGATCTGAGGGATCTGAGGGCGAACCTTGTCTGTTCTCCATACCCTGAACGTGAGAGGGCGGGGCCCTTGACTAAAATCTTCTTTCTCATTTTATCTCCTTGAAGGTCCAAGACTCATAATTTTTTCTTGTCGACCACGAACCACACTCTTCATGAATGCTCATAAAAAGCTCATCCCAGTTTTTGCTATATTGATCAAACGAATAGTTTGTCATGATGTGATTACGACCATTGGCGCCCAATTCTTGGCGTTGGGCTGGAGTCATGTTATAAATCTTTAATATGGCATCTAAAAAGTCTTTACGGGCTAGCCTGTCTTCATAGATGTACGGAACCTCTTGCGATCCGATAATTGCCTTTGAGGCCGGTTCCAGGCCTATGCCAAACCAGTTCTCACCATCTGTAACTTGCTCCTGCATACCGCCGGTCATTGTGACTATAATGGGAGTCTCACATGCTAAGGACTCTAGAGTTGCCAAACCAAAGCCTTCAGCATCGGCGAGATTGATAGTACAATCGGCCATGTTATAGGCGAGCGCTAAGTACTCCGGTGGGACTTTTTGTTTCGAAAAGCGAACTTGGCCATCTGTGAGGTTTAATTCTCTAGCTATAGCTTCCAGATCCTGGCCATGTACATCATCCGTTTCGGTGTGCATTATCAAACATGCGTTACTGTGGCCAACAACGTCTAAGAAATCTTTAAACCACCATAATACAGTGCCGGACTGCTTTCTTCTTGCATTTCTATTGTTCCAGAAGAAAACTAAGCGATCTGGATTATTCGCGCTTTTGAAGTGCTCTTCTTTAAACTCCGCAACTGTCGCTTCATCGAGCCTCTTGAATATGCCTGTGTCAACCGTGTGAGGAACATAGGAGCTACCTACGTCTGGTGATACGTTCTGTACAACATCATACGTTAGCTTCGATATGCATGCGACATGATCGTTGGAGTCATAAAAAGCTTTGTTGAATTTAGGGTAAGGATAGTTGTCCCAAACGTGATAGTAGACCATAGGAACATTGGCCCGGATCTCATTTTCAATCGCCCATAGCCAGTCCCAGAAGCGAGGATCTGTCATAAACCACAGCACATCTGGCTTTTCAGACCACACTACTGATCTTACTGACTCTTGATCTCCGTAGCCATCAACAGGGTATATTACCCAGTCATCACCCCACTCTTCTGTTTTAACTGGCCTGTAGTCGTGATGCTTGATTGCGCCGCCAAAGCTTACGAACTGGTAATTTCCAGTTCTAAGCATAGCCTCTATCATGTACTTTGTCTGTGTGCCCACACCAGAGGGCGAAAGCGGATGGTCGCTTAATGTGAAAATTTTAATCTTTTTTGCCATTTTATTCCTTTAAGGGCAGTGTTCGGTCCCCCTAAACACACACCGCGTGCAAGAAAGACGGTTCTTGATGACCTTCTTGTTTTTTATATTATAAACAGCCTTCATCAAAAGTTTAAAAGCATTTTCAGTTTTTCTTGGCCCTGAGGTAACTCTGAAAACTTCAACCTTGTCTTTCTTAGCCGTGCGCTTCAATAGAGCAAAGTAGGTTTCAACATCTTTCGGATCAAGATTGTGCTTTTCACAGAAAAACTTCTTATATAAAGTTAGCTGATATGTCACCATCGGATCTTGGCGTTTCCGGGCATCCCAGCCCCAGGAACAAGTCTTCCAATCTATAATATGATATTTTCCATCCGGCGTCTTGATCACGGCATCGATAAAACCCTTAAAACAAAGGCCATCAGCACCTTCAATGGGTTCATAGAGTTGTTCTTCTGTCGAAACGACTTCAAATTCTTGAAAATATTCCTTCACGGCCGGTTCGATTTCCGGAAGAAGGCCGACGCCCTGTTCAACCATCTTTTCTATCAAAGAGGTGTCGATTACTACGGACTTATTTTCTAGAATTTGCAGGGTCTTCTTGAAAGAAGTCAGAAAATGCTCCTTCTCGTCAAAACCCTTTTCTAGAAGCTTTTTCTCACAGGTGTCGTGGATAGCCGTACCAAAAGCGGTGTATTCATTGCCCTCAAACGAGCTTAATTTCTTGATCCATGCTAAGTTGTGATAAAACGGACATAATTTCCAATCCTTTAGCTCGCTAAAAGATATATGTTTTTTTGCAGACACTAATCCTCTTTTCTAGTGCTCCGAACTGTCTTAGTTCCCTTTTTGCGAGTTTTAGGTCGCTTTTGCACTGTCTTAGTCTCTATTATAGCCTCTGCTTCAGAATTGTCAATAGCTTTTTCTTCTTTTTCTTGATTTTCTGGTCTTGCGGCCAACTGAGGGTCTTCTTTTTCATTTTTTGTCGGCTGGGTGGCCTGAATCAATTTCTCCACTTCATATACCCAAGTGTTGTCGGCTACGCTTTCGCTATTGTCGATACGATTTGATTTAATTGTATCGACAACAACATAGCCAGAATTCTCTACCCAATTCTTAACGGTTTTACCCTTTACGACAATCAATGAGGTTCTTCTGGTCTTCTTTGGTACGCCAATTGTCACTGTCAAGGTGTTCGTGCTGGTATCTAGGGATAATTCCTTTTTAAGTTCGTTGAATGTGTTTAACATATTACTCTCCTGTTTTATGTAAATAGTCAATCTTCAAGTAAACTTGCGGACTTACTTTCTTAACATCTTCGCGATCATTGATATAAAAATGCTCAAAAGCATTTGCAAAATACTCTCGCAAAGAAGTGGCACCGTATGGGCTAACAAACAGGCCCATTGTCAGATATGTTAATGTAGGGTACCCTACCGTATTCATTAGGAATTTATCAAAATTTCTGTTGTATTCGGTCTGCTCGTAGAACTCTTCAGGGATTGTGTAACCTTCTTGTTCTAGAATTAACCTAAGTCTTTCTCTTTTTCCTAGGAATTCGCTAATAACCTTCTGGTCGCCATACAGCATATCACCATGATCGCCCTCTAGGGAGTGCGCAACCTCATGTACAATATTTTCTAACATATCATGTGTTGTTGGTTCTGTGCTCGTCATATAGATAGCGCCATCTAAAAATGCAGCATTGCGATCACCCAAATCTTCGAATTCGCCGACATAAACAACGTCAATATTATCGAAGTAGTATCTGGGTAGTGTGTATTCTATTTTTGATAAAAGGGCCGGAATATCAACCTCTTCGGACTGCGGGAAATCCTTGATTAAGACGTTGATATCATTGTATATATGATATTCACGCCTAGGCTGTGATGCGGCCTCTTTTACAAAATCTCTCATCATTCTGCTGCGGCGGGGACTTCTTCAGTCGTTTCAGTTTGCTCGGGAGTAGTGGATTGTTCCTGTGCCAAACGTTCGCCCTCTTCGACATCGCCCAGCGCTTGGTGATATCCTCTAATCCAGTTTTCTTCTGCGATAACCATCAAAAATTCTGGAAATTCTTTAACCATGGTGTCTACAATCATTTCTACGGTAATTTCTCCGTTTTCTGGACTGTGTACTGTGCCGACATAATTAACCACTAAAGTTTTTAATGGTGAATCCTGCTCGACTACTTCTTTTAATATTGGATTCTCTTCTGTGCTCATTCTATTCTCCTATAAGATTTTTGCGGCGAGGGTTGCAACTTTAGATCTCTCACCTTTCAAGAGGGTGATGTGGGCTGCTAGGTCTGCTTCTTTAAACTTCTCAACTGCATGCGTTAAACCGTTGCTAGTAGCATCGATATATGTATTATCAATCTGTTCGACATCACCGGTCAATACAATTTTAGTACCCTCACCAACTCTTGTAATAATAGTCTTTAATTCGTGAGTTGTTAAGTTCTGAGCCTCATCAATAATAATAAAAGCATTTGCTATCGAGCGGCCGCGGATATAGGTCAGAGCTTCTATCTCAATTGTGCCCTGCTCCATGTACATTTCTAGCGTTGCTTTGTCGTTACCCATTAAGAACTGCAGATTATCTTGAATCGGCATCAACCATGGGTGCATCTTCTCTTCCAGGGTGCCGGGAAGGAAACCAATATCCTTTCCTAGCGGCTGAACGGGGCGAGAAACGATCATTCTAGTGTATCTAGGTTCGCCAGCATCACCCGATGTTGGATCTAAAGTTTGCTGTATTCCCGCGGCTATAGCACAAAGAGTCTTACCGGAGCCGGCCTTGCCTATCAACGTAACTAGGGATATATCTGGGTTCATCAAGATATCTAGGGCGTACGTCTGTTCCCTGTTCCTAGGTTTCACCCCCCAGACACCAGCCCTGTTAGCGGCGACGCGGACGAGAGGGCTAACATAATTTACAAATCGTGTCAAAACCGTTCTTTTTGAATTGATGTTTGATTTCAACATTACAAATTGATTTGGAAAGACTTCAATCTCTTCAGGATCTAAGTATATCTCTTCACCGCTATAGAGTGCATCGATTTCTGAGTCTTCTATGCTGTGCGCCACGTGACCTGTAAAAATACTTTCGCCACTCTTAACAATCTTATTGTCAATATAATCTTCACAGGACAGACCCAGAGAGTCACAGATTACGCGCATGTTAATGTCACGCGTGACAACCACAATTTCGCTTTCGGGACTATCTATCTTTTCAGACAGAGCTGTCGCGATGATCATATGGTCGGGAACGTTCATATTCAGATCTTTAGGGAACTGGTCTGTATGAACTGTCTCTATCCCTCTTACCTTGATTTTTCCCAGGCCCGGGCCCAAGCCGACGCCTTCATAGAGGCTGCCCTCTTCTCTTAGGGAATCTAATATTCGAATTATCGTTCTAGCATTCAAGCCGGCGCCATCTTGGCGCTTCTTATGCTTGTCTACCTCTTCTAATACCTTCAGCGGAATAATTATATCATTATCGTTGAAGGAAAAAATTGAATCAGCGTTTGTTAAATAAACACTAGTGTCTAGCACATAGATAGTCTTTGTCATATATCACTTTTTATTTACGAATCTCTCCACAAATTATTAGCAGCAAATTTGATAATTTCCTCTGCAGAGTCTTCGGTGTATCCATAGTCTTCTATTAGAGTTTCTACCATACCATTGTATTTCTTCTGTTGGCCCTTATCTCTACTCTTAGACTTTGTAACGATTCTTGTTATATCTTTCACTGATGTTACTAATTTGTTCTCAATTGCTTCACGTAGGGGCCCGTAACTTCTCCAGTCAATGACTTCGCCGCGGCGGAGCATAGCAAACATGTAAGCAGTAATGTCGCTTCTAAAATTATCTTTAGCGCTACCCTGTATACCGATCTGCTGTTCGATTGATTTCATGAAGTTCTCATCGGGATTGATCTCTTCTTTCGTAACCCGATCCTTAACCTTTGTGGCGTTCACGTAAGCCTCGGCATGGTCGAGATAGTTATTGAATAAGGCTTCGGCCTGTTCGTCATATGCGGAAACAAAAGCCTTTGTTATTTCTTTCTCTAGAATTCTTAGGTACTCTTCGTGAAGAATTTTCTGTAAGAAAATCAAGCATGTTTCTCTAGTTTCTTGATCTACAATCTGGTCCTTCACCTGCTTTACAAGTGAGTCGCGAATAGAGATTGGAGTTATCATGTTCTTATCTGAGTCCGACAATGCATTGTCGATAGCCTTCATGATAAAACGTGTAGAAATACCCGTCATCCCTTCATCAACTACCTCTTCGCGGAGATCATCAATGTCAAGTTTGCGAACAGAACCCTTTTCAACAATCTCTTCACCGTTGTATATTTTCATCTTCGTAAGAAGATCTACTTTGTTCGTTGGCTTGAGGCGGGAAAGAACAGCAAACATGGAGGCAAATTCTAGTGTGTGAGGCGCAAAATGGCACTCAAAATCAGATTCACCAATTAATTTTTTGTAAATCTTCTCTTCTTCTGCGTATTCTAAGCAGTACGGCACGTTAACGCGTACAATTCTATCCAAGATTGCTTCGTTAGTGTGCTCAGACTTGAACTTATTCCACTCTGCTTCGTTACAGTGAGAGAGGATTACACCATCAAAATAAATCATGGCCTGCTTGCCCGGGGAAGGGACTGATTTTTCCTGAGTTGCCGTAATCATGGTATGCAAGAACTCGATTTCATTCTTGAAGACCTCAACGAACTCTACAATGCCGCGATTACCTACGTTGAATGCCCCATTAAGACTCAAGACACGGGGATCATCTTCTGGATATAGATCCAATTTCGAAATGTCTTCAGTACCTATTAAGATCGATGTATCCTGTGTATTGGCATCCATTGGTGGTACAACACCGACGCCGCGGCGGCCTCTAATTGAAAAGGTCGACTCTGAAACTGGAACATTCATGTAATCGCCGGCGTGTTCATTCAAGAGATTGTGCCGGCAGACGGGACATAAATCACCTTCGATTTTGATGCCATAAATTTCTTGGAAAGAGGCTCTTAAACCACGCGGGATCAAATGGAGGGGTTCCTCGTGTATTGGACAATCTGCAATGTGATACATCGGGCCGGAATTCTCTAGGGCGCGCTTGATGTGTTCTACAAGGGCAGATTTGCCGGCGCCAACTGGGCCGAGTAAAAGCAAAACCTGTCGGCTTTCTTCACCTTTTAAAGAGGCTGATCTCAGGAATCTCATGATTTTTGCTAAAGAACGCTCCATTCCAAAGAACTTACTTTGAAAATAATCATAAGTTTTTACTGCTTCTCCGCCAAAAAGTTTATTGCACCTAGTATCGGACTCCGCCATAGTAGTGATACCATGGCCAGCAAGAGCCTCATAGAGTCGCTTGTGAGCTAAATCACAAGCTGAAGGATTGACTTCTAGAAGATTGATATATTCTCCCAAAGTTCCTTCAAATTTTTCAGCTCTTTTACGACTGCTGTGTTTGTCTATTTCCTTAAGAAATTTTGTTGATTTTTTCATTTTAGAATTCCCATGGCTCCTCTTCAATTATTGTTGTAAAGAGTACATCGTCTCCCCACAGTTGTTTTATATGGTCATACACTCTTTGCGCGTCACGTAGGTCTATATCGCGACCATCGTGCTCATGTATAATACGTAGTGTGCTGTCCTTCATTAGCTCTTCCACATACACAACCGGCACAGAGTTCAATCCAACTGTACTAATTAGAGCGTCGCGGACGTTCGTCCACCCGTCTTCATTAGAAACATCATCTATAGTATGCTGATTGTTTCTTTTTTTAAAGGAAAAAGCAAATAAATTCAACTCCCTACAAGTTTCTTCATCTAAGTATTTTCTTAAAAATGAAACATCATTATGTACTTCGCGGGCTAACAAACAAGCGTCTAGGCCTTCAGCTTCCTCTATCTTCTTAAAAATTGTATAGCCTAGGTGGTAAGGATTTACACTACCCAAATGTGGGCGGACGACCTGATTATGTAATTTTATAAAAGCCAAATGATGTTTATGTGGGAGATCTAATTCTTTCATTATTTTTTCATGAATTAGGACGGCCCAACCCTCGTTCATAATTTTCGTATAAGCTTGTGGAAGGAAATATTGAGAATTCTCTTCTACAATCAACATTACATCTCTCTGCCAATCTGTAAGATTACGAGAGTTTTCTCTGATGAATGCTAGTAAATTATAATCTCGTTCTAGGGGCACCTTATCCAGATTAATATCATCGTATATCCCATCCTCATCATCAAGCATCTTCTCCGCATAAATTGCCCTAAGTTCATCATTGCTTCGTCTTATGATACCAGGGGTTCTGGGGATTTGGTACTTTATTGCATGACATGCATCTATAATGTTTTCTACTTTCTCTACACCTATCGATGGATCTCCGAGATATTCTTGAATCCTCTTAGCGCCTAACTTGAACCTATTGATCACGTTGTCTGGATCTGTATGTTTAAACATTCTGTTGTTCTTAAAGAAATCACTATGGCCGACACAATGTGCCATGGTTAACAAATGTGTGCTTAGTGGATTCTCTTTCATCAAATAAGCGATGCTCGGGTTTGAGTTGATAATCATCTCATAAGGTAGGCCGGTCTGACCCATTGTATATTTTGCATGAGTAAGTTCAAAAGACTTTCCAAAAGACCAATGTCTATAGTGCGTAGGCATGCCAGTGTAGGACATCGCACCGATCATTTCATGATAATCGATTATTTCATAATCAATGTCAAACCAGTCTAGGCCGTATGATTCGCCGATCTTACAGATCTTATTATCCCAGTCCTCTAATTCTCCTATAGTCCAATCGTTCATTATTTCTTTACTCCGAACAGCCTGTTGAATGCGGGCCATATTGACTCTGAGTTAACTATCTTTATTCTCTTCAAAGAGGAGTCCTCAATTAAATTTAATTCTTCCCACATCGACAGCGCCATGGGGTTCAGATTGGTCCTTCTGGCATGGTATGGTTTTGGTACCATGGGATCTACCCACGTGGGATCTTGCCAACCGTTGGTATCCCATGGCGTTATTTCTGCATATGAAATTAGTTGATTAATTTCTTTGAGTTCGGCTAGCAGATCTACAGACTTTTTGATGTCGGCCGGCCAATTTTCACCATCGCCGGCATAAAAAGTGTATATATTCCAAGAACTTGGGTGATATTGCTTCTCAATTAGGTCTTTCTCTAACTCTAGGGCCGTCGACATTATCGTACCGCCGGACGTTATTCTAGTGAAGAACTCTTGCTCATTTACCTGCTTTGCTTCAGTGGTGTGTGAGATAAATACAACTTCAACGTTTTCGTATTTGTGCCTAATGAATTGATACAAGAGGAAACAGAAGCTTCTTGCCAAGAATTTTTTATCCTGATCCATAGAACCGGATACATCCATTAAGAAGAAAATGACAGCGGCAGTATTTTCTTTATTTTTTGGCTTAACGTGGTGATACTTTAAATCGTCCTTGTGAAACGGAAAGCGCTCGTCGCTGTCGGGATTATAGGTACCAGCCGCTATAGCCCGCTTCTTTCTCTTAATTTTTCTCTTAAGAGTTTCCTTCTTTGAAAGTCTGGAACGGATGCCTTTGAGGCGATGGCCCTTCCTTCTTAGCTTTTCTTGATTTACAAACTTAAATCTCTTCTTTTCTAGTTCCGGAAGCTCTAGGCTGTCAAACAGGTAACTAGCTAACTCTTCTAAGCTTATCTCTACTTCATAGGATTCTTCGCCGGCTTTGTCGGAGGGCTTGTTTCCCTGTTGCATTCTTTCTGCCGTCTTTTTGCCGATCCTTTGGCCCTTCTTAACGTCGATGTCGCCGGCGGATCCAACCTTTTGATTCTTTTCGTTGCCACCGTAGACAAACCTATATTCTTTTATACCCTTTACAGGGATTTTTATTTTCTTTTTGCCACTCTGGCCAATAATACTCTCTTCTGCTACAACATCTTTTATGCTTTCCTTGATAGCCTTTTCAATCTTTTCTTTGTGGCGCTTTCTGTCAGTTGCACTTCTATCAACTTTTGATTTGTGTTCTCTAAAAATACTCATTAGACTTCCTCATATGTACTATATAGAGCCGGTATTTCTTACGAACACTAATAATATTTTTGGCTGCGGCGGCAGGATGGGGTCTAATCTTGGCTCCGGAGGAGAGGTTTGAACTCCCAAGTCATAAATGACGCTTGATTAACAGTCAAGTGCGGTTACCAGTTTCGCCACTCCGGAATGTCAAGTTTAGATTAATCCTATTTTTACTGCTCTCTTTTTAACAGCAACGTCGCTAATGTTTCCTATCTTATCCGATATTTTAACCCAAGAGCTTCCTCTTTTTAACTCTTCTTTTAAGACACTATCATATATTTCCCAATTAATCTTATGCCTCTTTTTGGCCGCGCATTGTCGTGAACAGGTTATCGAGCCGACCAATTTCTCACCATTACATATAGGACATATGTCTTTTTTGTCGCGTCTTCTCACTTCTTTGTAGTCTACATAATTTTCATCAAAGCGTGCAATACCGCTTGGTAGCTCAAGCAAACCTTGGTGATATTCACGGTGACAATTTGCGCACAAAAGTACACACTTTCTACATTCAGTTACGATTTTAGCCCACGAACGTATGTTAGCTCGTACAGACCCTAACGAAAATTCCTTCTCTTCAGGGTCGAGATGATGGAGTTCAAGAGCTGCAGAGGTTCTATCATATCCACAAACACCACACTGGGAGCCAAAAGCTGCAACTATTCTATCTTTTGTGGCTTTACGCCAGCGCTTGACGTTCTCCGATGATCTACTCATTATATTATCCTCTTATGTAATAAGTAGTTTTATGGTTCGAATTAAGTATATATTATTCCTATTAATATTTAAATCCATAAAGACATACATTGTAATGATCCACCGGATTTTAAGAATTCAGAAGTGTCGATCAGCCTAACAGTGTAACCATAATTTGCCAATTCATCAACAAGGCGATTATTCTTTGCCGGCATTAATATGTTGTCTTTGTACACGATAGAGTTGCATGCGAACTGATTAGCTTCGTTCTCCGTTACCGGTAACAGTTCTATGTTTTTAATTTTCGATATTGTGTGATCGCTAAATGCGCCGGGATAATATATGGCCAAGTCTTCTCTTAGGAGGCTAAAACAGGTGTCTAGGTGATAAAAGTTGGGATTCTTTAGCTTAAGAGAAATTAATTGCAATTCTAAGATCTCAGCGGTCTTTTTAAGGGCCCGGAGGTCTGATCTATATCCATACCCCGCAATCAGCTTGTTGCCCGATAGAATCGTGTCTCCGCAGCCTTCAAAGTGCATGCCGTCTGGTAGCTTGTGAGTTTCATATCCGAATTCCTCAAACCAACGCTGAAATACTTCTCTTTCCGGCTGTCGTTGATAGTGCTTAAAATTACTTAAGACTACTTTTTTGTCTTTAACTGTTCCGGCGTTGGCTGTGAAAACCATATCTGGCAGATAGTTTTCCTGCCCTATGAGCTTCACTTTTATACCTAGATCTTCCAGTACCCACTTCATCTCAAACCATTGTTTTCTTGCCATGGCCGTGTTGACTTTTTCACCCTTCATCCATGGATTGATTGAATATTTCACATCAAAAAACATGGGTGGACATAGAAGCACTGTATTGCTGTCATTCATATATTATATAGACGCGGGAAAATTATTGGCGGAAGCGGAAGGATTCGAACCTTCGGTAGCTATGAACTACACACGATTTCCAATCGTGCTCCATCGGCCTCTCGGACACGCTTCCAAAACAATTAATTATTTTAAATAGCTGCGTAAAGACAGAAAGATGGTCTCGGTGGTAGGATTCGAACTCACGACCTTCGCGTTGCAACGCGATGCTCTACCGCTGAGCTACACCCGCTGGTTCTTTTTTTACTATTCAATATGATATATCTTATCAGCTTTGGCTATGTTTGTAAATTCACTAAATTTATTAAAAAAAAGGGGCCCGCGAGGGCCCCTTTTAGAAGATGGTGGAGGTGATAGGAGTCGAACCTACGACCTGATGCGTGCAAGGCAACTGCTCTCCCAACTGAGCTACACCCCCATGTCTTTATATACAACCCATAATCGGGTTTCACTACATTTAACTTCAAAAACTAAATTTTAAAGAAATTATTGGTGCCGGCACCACGAATCGAACGCGGGACATCTTCATTACAAGTGAAGTGCTCTACCAGCTGAGCTATACCGGCTATTTTTTAATTTTTGTTTAATTCATCGAGGATTCGTTTTATGCTCGCTTCATTGGCGTGTATTTTCCAAATCATTCGACATGAAATAAACACTAGAGCGACAGTGCTGACTAAGCCTAAAGTATCCATTTTTCTCCCTTCTCCCCCTCCATGGCTGAGATGCTAGGATTCGAACCTAGAAAAGAACGGTCAAAGCGTTCCATGTTGCCATTACATCACATCTCATCTTTTTGGTACTTCCTAGGGGAATCGAACCCCTATTTCCGGGATGAAAACCCGATGTCCTAACCGTTAGACGAAGGAAGCACAATATTCATTATCAAAATCAATATTAGCACAATAGTACCTAGTGTTGCAAGTATTTTATTAAAAATTGTTTTTTTGTAATCTATGATAATTACTATAGGAGATACAATTAATAAATCAATAACATTACTTGTTTTGTCTATTCTATCCGGATGCAGTGGGCCGATAGATGATGACTATAATGAATTTGGAGAATACTTTTTTTCCATGGATTGTTCTTGGATTAGTCACGAAGATGAGCTTTCCACGTGGTGGTGCGAGGCTGATGTATCCACCACGATGATTACTGGCTATTTGTTTCTAGAATTAGTTGATAAGGATACCTTAGCATTCTGTGGCGAAGACCTAATATTAAACACAGGATATTCACTTCATGATGATCTAGTCGTCGGAATGACTCAAAACAAATACAGTTGTATTTTTTCTAGAGAGATAAACCTAGGTAATGAGTTTGATTGGATCTGGTATGATGAGGAGCGCCGACTCTCTTTAATATGGCGCCCAGAGGGAGAAGATGAAAAACATCTCTCTCTATTTATAGATTATGATCAAATATCAGAACTAGTCAACGGTGACGTATTTTACAAAGAGGACTAGCAGCTTCCAGTGGGCAGAGTGCTGATATCGAATGTTAAGCCGCCGTCTGGTTGAACGCTCAATTGATAATGCTGGCCATTTGGAGCTTTGAGTGTCAAATATTCTAGAGCAACCAGTTGAGTGTTGCATGCCGAACCAGTGTTTGCATATGCATCAAAGAGGAGATCTCCATCGTCATTAACGTGGAGTGAGTATTCGGTACCTGTGTCATTTGTAAGTATGATATGTTCAGGCATTCCAATAATTGCAGTATTGTAAGATACACGGGATTGTAATTGTGAAGATATTGATTCTAACGTCGCTATAGCATCAACAAGTTGATTTATTTCTGTTCCAACTGTGCCACTTAAAGCTGTTACTTCGGCCGAAGAGGCACCAGTATCAATGTTTCCAATATTAGTGTTCATTTGTAGCTCCATTGCAGCGACGGCCGCCGCCATTGAACCACTTAATGTGGTCAAACTAGTGGTGTCTACGGCGCCGGATACAATCATCGACCCTGTTGCGGCTTGAACTTGTTGATCCGCGTAAGCCATTGATGCTGCACCAACTGCTGTTAAGTTTTGTGCAAAAGAGGCACTGAATGCTTCAAATTCAGTTGCAGATATGCCGTCA